TTATTACCAATCAAAACATCAAAAAATAAATGATAAAAATTATAAGTAGTTTAGCATGCCAGACAATAAAAAACTATTAATATTTCATTCCATTAGCTGGATATTATTTTTGGTTAGCCCATTAATCCTATCGACTAGTAATATTCTTTATTTTTTAATCATTGGATATTTGTTGGCTGTGTTTGGACACATTGTGGGATTGCACAGATATTTTACTCATAAAAGTTTTAACACAAATAAATTTTGGCATTATTTTTTATTGTTCTGCAGCAGTATAGTTACACTAGGTTCCACTGTGGCATGGACTGCTGTGCATTTGAAACATCATAGATTCTCTGACACTGAACAAGATTCACATTCTCCCAAATACAAAGGTCATTTCAAAGTATTCTTTGGATACTTCTTTGATGCTTATGATGTGGAACCAAGATATGCAGCACGACTTTTGAAATATCCTGAACACAAATTTGTTCATAAGCATTATTTTAAATTGTTGTCTTTTTATATTGTATTATTGGCTATTATTAATCCCATACTGATTTTTCCTTTATGGATATTTCCCACAGTATTAAGTGTTATCATGGGCGGCATAGTGAATGTTTTTAATCATTGGAATGGTGAAGTTTCTGACAGTAAATTAATAGCATGGACTGTGGCTGGGGAAGGCTGGCACAAATATCATCACACCAATTCAACTGCTTGGCGTAATCCTTCACCGGATTTATCTGGATTTTTTATTCGACTTATAAAGTCCAATCAATAGGCCATCTGCCGTATTGTTCTAATTGTTGATAGAATATTTCAACGTTTACTTTCCAAATTGTTTGTTCAGTTCCTCTGTAAAACATTTCACCACAGTTTTCCAAACAACCTGTTTTGGCCAATATTGGAGCCCAAGTTCTGTGAACTCTTTGTTGAGTGCCCCAGCTATTTTTATTTGATGTGATATAAAAATTTTTATCTTTGCCTGCCCATTCTATGCCAGCAGTCATAAAAAATTGAGGACTCACGTGCTGATGTTCAATGATCCCCGTTCGGGTTCTTACTCTTTTGATTGGCATACGATCTGTGAACGCACAAGATCTCACAGCAATACGAAAACAATTTGGTCCCATTTCATCAAAACTGTGAGCAGCAGTGGTACCGACTATTTCATTGTTATAATAAAGAATCCAAACACGTGAAAGTCTTTCTGTGGAGATACTATCCACCAACGTTTTTTTGCTGTTGTTGTTTTTGAATCCTCTAGATTCTGCTTGAAGATAAAATTCTGTTAAATCAATTGATTCAGAATATGGTACCAATTTGTAAGTCATAAATATTTTTGTCCACAATATTTAACACTAAATATTTGGATGATAAGAGGAATTGGTGGTCAACCATATATTGATTTAACTCCACATTTGGACATAGAAGGTTTCAAGAAATTACATCCTGAAATCTGCAGGGGATTTGCTTTGGCTAGAGAATATGCCAAAGAAGGCACATGGATGTCACCAGGATTTAATCTACAAGACATGAGTTATCAATTGAATTGGAAACCAATTTATCAGGCTGTGAAAGAATATCTTGCACTGCCCACAGATCACCCTATTAGAAAAAATGGTGATGATCTTTATGCCAACATCAAAGATTACCGCACAAGAAATCAATTCACACGCTATCTCAAAGCAGTGTTGGGTGCTAAAGATCCATACATCTATTATTTTTTATGGAATGAAGGTGATTGGGATAATAGAAATTCTGAAAGACATCTCACGGAAGAAAGCAAACATTTTCCTGGAGTGGTCACATGGGTTAAAAATCTTGTGAATCAAAACATAGTGAGTCAAATAGGCAGAGTGATATTTTTTCATTGTGAACATGACGGACAGCCATTTGAACACAGAGACTTAGATGGCAAACATGGTGACTCACAAGGATACAGTGACCATTGCAATGAGTTTATACACATACGTCACAATACTAAAAGAGGATTTTACATTTGGGATCCTGAAACAAAAAACAAAGTTTATATCAATTCAAATGCTGCTTTTTGGAACGATCAAGACTGGCACGGTGGTGAGATCAATCGTGAGCAAGAGTATGGATTGCGAATTGATTGTGTGTTTACAGATGAATTTAGAAAAAAGTTAGGCATAAATCATTTAAAAAACTATTAAGGAGTTTTATATGAACAAGTATCACAGATATTTAAAACTCCCTTTTGAATACCCAAAACCAGATTGTTTTAATCAAAGTTACAGTCATCCCAATATGATTTTTGTTCCAAATAAATTCATTGATCAAAGTATTATAACTTGGATAAAAAATTTTAATCTTAAAGTTTCAAATGTCATTGAAGGGTTTTATACTCCACCCAATGGGGGCAAACTACCCATGCACAATGATACCAGCACAATAAGCAATGCAACAAAAATTAACTTTACCTGGGGACCAACCAACAGCACAACAAGATGGTGGCAAGTCAAAGATGAATCTTTTTTAATTCCAGCTTTTCCAGACAATTCACACATAGAATCTCAAGGTATTGTGCCAGATATAGTTGTTACTAACGCTTTCCAATCTACAGAAGAAAGTTGTAATTTAGTGTGTGAAAAAGTTATTAATAAACCCAGTCTAATGAATGTTGGGCAACTGCATTCCACATACAATCCTGATAACAAACAGGATCGTTGGACATTGTGTTTCACGTTATTAAAATTAAATAATTCTCATCTTCAATTTGACGAAGCATTGGAAATATTCAAAGACATTGCTTATGAATAAAAGAACTATCACTGTTATTTGTCCTAAAGAACAAGAAAAAAGTTATTTTTCTTTTAAAAAACATCATTATTCTAATCATTTAAACATATATCTTAACAATAATTTATTGTTTGAAGGTATAAATGATGCTGAAGAAAACTTGCCTATCACATTAAAAAAAAATATTGATATTGATTACAACACGGTTAATGTATTAAAATTTAACTATAACATAAATTTTAAAGATCCCAGCAAAGAACTTGTGGATGTTTTGTATAAGTTTGAACCCATAAATGATCAATATCATTCTATAAAAACAGAAATAAACAGACACAATTATGTGTTGGGCAGTGAACAATTGGATGACAATTATGAAGTTACAATTAACATAAATGAACACACACATATTTTTGGTAAAAACTATCACCAAGGAGAAACAAAAAACATAAATTTTTTTGATAAAATTAATTTACAACAGCAAGGATTAACGATATCTTTAGATTCAAAAAAAACTTTTCAAAATAACACAGAGACCACGTTTGACCAAATTAGGTTAGAATTACGATAATTATTAACATGTTAAAAGGATTGATACCAGGACAACAGAAACCTACTCATCCATCAAAAGATCATTGGCAATTTGGTACTGTGGAGAATGGCATCAAAAAAATAGATCCTCTGTTACACTATGGTTGTTTTACACTGGGATTTGATAGAACAGACATTATTCAACATGTGTGCGATTCAATTAAAAATGTTAAACCAGAAATAGCAGAATCTTCAATATATGAAGAAGATTTAAAATTAAATCATGCCAGTTATGAACTATCCGATAAATTGTTTAATATGAGCAATGGATATAGAAGTTTTTTTGCTTTGTCAGGCAGCGATGCCAATGAAGGAGCAGTAAAATTATCTTCAGCATATCATTCAATTAAAAAAAATCAAAACAAAAATAAAATTGTAAGTTTTTATCGCAGTTTTCATGGATGCACTTTCCTTAATAGCAATCTTGGAGATTTGTTAGTGAATAATCCTTTATATACCATGAATAGATATGATGGAGTTATTAGATTAAACAGAGATTTTGATGTAAATTCTGTTGATTGGAATCAAGTGATGAGTATTATAGTAGAAACATGTTCGTGGGGAGATGATTTAACACCTAATTCAGACATTTTTTGGGAAAAAATAAAATATGTTCAAGAAAAATTTGACGTTATATTAATTGTGGATGATATTTTTATAGGAGGTGGCAAAACAGGCAATTATATTGGTTGGAAACATTTGCCCATACAACCTGATATTTTTACCATGGGCAAATCTATCACAGGTGGATATTTTCCTTTGAGTATAACCATGTACAATGAAAAAATACATAATATTTTACCCACTAATTTTGAATGGGATCACGGATACACTTATAGTTTTTCTTTGCCAGGCATAAACAGTGCTTTGAAATACATAGACATATTGGAAAAAGAACAAATATTAGACAAACATCAAAGCATCCAAAACACAGCTATTAAAACTATTCAAAGCACGGGTTTTGAAATATTGAATCGTTTTGGTTGTCTTTACATGATACGCAAAGGCAATTTTAAAAATTTATACATGATGCCTTTGAATGCTAACGATGAGTATTTTACAGTTTTAAAACAGGATTTAGATTACTATGACAATAAAAACAATTGATAATTTTTTCGATACACCAACATTGGTTGAGTTAAAATCTATTATTAAACATGAAATTGCCAATAATGAATGTGAACTACATTATATTGATCCAGAACATGCCAAGGATTCAAAAATAATAAAACAAATTGGAAATGAAATTACAGAATTTTCTGGACAAGTAGAAAATGATCACTATGGATTTCACAATTCCACATATTACATGTTAACAGGTGAAAGCAGAACATTTTGGTTAAAAAATTTAGTGAGCAAAAATGTTGTGTCCAAAGACATACTTAATACCATGGATTGTTTGGTGCGTTATCATGAAAATCATGCTCCATACGGGGGGCATTGGCATCTTGACAGCACTTATGAAAAGGACAATTCTATAGATTATGTAGGAGTAACACACTTTTTACACGATACTTGGGATATTAACGATGGAGGTCTTTTTCTTTATAAAGAAGACAAAGATGATACACATGGAAAATTTATTGAACCTACTCCCAACAGAATAATAATAAATTATACAGATCACATTCATGCTGTATCAACAGTGGTGGCAAAAAAAGGCGTTGTAAGATTATCAATGCAAATGTTTATAAATTACAAATATTTAATATAAAATTATGATCTACACAGAATTTGATCCATTACAAGAAGTAATTGTGGGTGATTGCTATGCTCCTGGAGATGTGGATAATTTTTTACCTAAAGAAAGTATTTCAAGTTTTAATAAAATATTAGAAGAAACCAAACAAGATCTCAACAATTTAACAGATTTTTTAAAAAAATCTAATATTAAAGTACACAGACCTGAAGTGCAAAAGTTTGAACAATCAATTCAGATGCCCAATTTTAAAATTAATTTACCTATATGCCCCATAGTGCCCAGAGATCAGTATTTGATTATGGGTCGTGATATCATACAAACATATACCAGTTATACCGACAGATATTTTGATTCTTTAAGTTATAGAAAGATTTTTAATGAATTATTTAAAGAAGGATACAACTGGATTGCTCAACCATTGCCTATGTTGATTGATTCAAAAATTGATGACAATTGGTACATATCAGACTCCATATACAAAGAAAAATTAGCAGATCAATTGTTGTGGCACACAGCCTCAGTGTTTAAAGCAGGCGATTCATTGATATACAACGGCAGAGGACCAGGTTCGCAATTAGGATTAGAATGGCTTAAACGCAATTTGAAAGAATTTAATTATATTGAAAATACAGGTGATACCATATTTAAAAATTATGGACACATTGATCATGGATTTTTGCTGATAGATGATAACACTGTGATACATGCTGGTATAGAATGGGTTCCTTTATGTTTACGCAATAAAAAATTAATTGATGTTAAAAATTTTGTAGGCACAGTTATTACAGACAACTATATCAATGATTATACTGCCACTGATGGAAAATATTCTAATGCTTGGTTAGAAAAATATTTGGCCAATTGGAGAGGATACACACAGGAGATTTGTTTTGATTTAAATGTATTAATTTTAGATTCAAAAAATATATTGTTTGGCAAACATTTGCCAGAATTATTTGAGTTTTTAAAAACACACAATATCAATTGTCATGTAGTCACACAAAGACATGAAGTGTATTGGGAAGGTGGTACTCATTGTTGCACTCTTGATGTGAAAAGAAAAGGTTCTAAAAGAAAAATAATTTAAATTTTTCTTAAATCAATATTACTAATATATAAATCTTGATTTAAAATATAATCTATTGTTCTAGTAATATCTTCAGCACTACAAGTAGGTTCATTGGATCTTTCTCCAGTCTTTGGACCATAATTAGCAATTCTTAACATGGTAAATTTGACCTGGGTTCCAAATGGTTTTTGTATACTCAAAGAATTATGTATCACATCAAGATGATGTTTTTGTTTAAGATATGTGATGTTAGCGTTAATACTTTCTAAAAGTTTTGGATGTATTTTAGTAGCTAGAGTGCCAAATGTGATAACATTTTTTAATCTGTGATTGCTCCATTGTTCATTAATGTTGATTAAAATTTGACTTTGAATATTATCTATGTGTGCTAAATTTATCAAACAATCACTGTCTAATGATTTTTTAATTAAAGAATCCATTTGTTCTTTAACATTTAAATCACAACCTGTGGATTTAGAAAATCCTAAACATTCGTGATTTTTACTAAGATATTCAAACAACATTTTGCCTATGTTTGACGTATGACCTGTGATAATTATTTTCATTATATTTTTATCCCCAAATATTGAAAACGTATTTTGGAATCAATCCACAATTAGACCCAGCGTGCCATGAAGTTCGTTTGGGCCATTTCCAAGTGGCTCCCATTTCTTGATTGTACAAACAATGATCTTCTACGATAAAAACATGTCCTGGTGCTGGAGGACTTATATGACAATGATATCTAACCATTTCTTTTTTGTGTTCTAATGTTTTTTCATCATCTGTAATATCCCAATGCCAAGGTGCTACATCACCAGGTTTTACTCTGCTGATCCAAGCATTGATATAACTTTTCATTCCAACCCATTCACAAAACTTTTCTGCTATCTTTTTATCAAAATTTGTGCCTGGTAGATACATATCCCAACTGGCATTGCCTCCTTCGTGTTTCATTTTATAGCCAGCCTCACGCAATGGCTTAGCCACTTCTTCCACTCCAGGCACATGATGTCCCACATCGTGTCTTGGACCTATGTAAGCACTCTGTTGATCTTCAATGCTTTTTATAACACTGTGCCAATCAATCACATCTTTGCAATTACCCACGTATTCAAGCATTTAAAAAATCTCCTGGCCATTTGCCATAATTCATTTTCACCGTTGATTCATACAATTTGAAAGTGTCATACAGTTCACCCACAAGACTTTGAGCAAATCTAGGATGATTGGGATCAAATAATATGGATTTTAACAATTCTTTGGACACGTATCTATCTTCGTCACAGGTACAACCATAAAGATCCATTATGCGAACTTTGTTTTTACTATCTAAGTAAAATGTATGTGGATACAAATTGGATTTGTGTATGTTCTGTGACAATAAGTCTGACAAAATATCTTTGATCTGTTGTTGCCAATTGGAAACTGTGGATATTTCACCCGTGTGTATGAGTTTGCTTAAACTACGATCATACCATTTGAATTCAATTGTTCTATTTCTGTGATCAATATTTAGAATTTCAGGAACATATGGTTTATTTTTTAACTTTTCTATGTAGTTGGTTTCTCTAGCAAACCAATTTTGTCTAAGATCGTCAGTCATATTGGGATTAACGAAATATTGATTATTGTTAAAGTTCATTTTAAATATGTCTTTATCAAGACTAATCAATGGTTCATACACCATGTTGGCTAATTCTATTTTGCCCAATTCATATTTGTAAAAATGATTCCAATCTTTAATCATGACTGATCCTTACATCAAATCCGCAATTGTCCAACACTTTGTTCACTTGTGGCAAATGAGTACGTTCTATTTCAAAACTTATTTCAGTTTCAGAAATTTTTTTAAATTTATTCACACATCCTTGCTTGTTTAATCTATTTAAAACTATGGAAAAACTGTGATCAAACAAATATCTCAAATTGTATGGTGGATTGTTCACTGTGATTTTAACAGCACAAGGATCTTTCAATTCAACTTTGTTCAATAACTTTCTTATGACCAATTGAATGCGTGATTTATATCCTAAATTAGCAGCAGAGTGTATGCGACCAGCGTCCATAAGATACACTTTGTTATCTACTTCAGTAGGGTATATTTTTAAATTTTTTAAATCATACAGATAACTGTGTTCACCTTGTAGTGTCAAATGATATCGGTCATCTATATCGGCATGAGCACAATAACTTTCGCCTGGTTCCAACACAATTATTCTTGCTTCGCCCACAGACCCTAATTGAGCAAAAAGATTCACAATGGGTGTTTTTTTGAATTCATCTTTCAGCTGCCAAACGTCATAGAAAAAATCTCCAGTGGGTTTATTCAACTGAGTTTTTGGTAAATCCAAAATTGGTAAACTTTCAAAGATCTCTTTGGCTGAACATGTTATATTAATTTGGTCAAGCATAGCTATACTTATCGTAAAAAATTATGTGAGCAGTTAATTACGATAAATATTCTGTCCATACTATGTCTAATTACAAACAGTTAAAAACGGTTTACGAAACCAGTGTCTTCAAAAATATTCTACATCTGATTGATGGAGTGTATGTTCCATTGTCTCAAAAATGGAAAAATATTGGCGTTAGTGTGAGTGGTGGTGCCGACAGTGCCTTGATGAGTTATCTGCTGTGCAATCTGATTACCAAAAATCAATTGGATATCACTGTTCATATTATTACCAATATTAGATGTTGGAAAACCAGACCTTGGCAGCGTCATAACAGCATAGAAGTTTATGGTTGGTTGACTGATAAATTTAAAAATATAAGATTCAAAAGACACGAAAATTTTATTGCTCCCGAATTAGAATGGGGATCCAAAGGACCCAGCATTGTGGATGAATATGGCAGATTAAAAAGTGGCAATCAAATAGAATTAAGAGCACATGCTGAATATGTGGCTCACACAGAAAAATTAGATGCTTGGTACTGTGGAGTGACCAAGAATCCTGATAAAGAATTTGATCAACGTTTGACAGATAGAGATGTGTTTATTGACACAGTTTCTGATGCTCTGTTGGACAAGTTAATCAAAGCACACATGGGCGGCTTTGCATGTCACCCATTCACTTATGTACAGAAAGATTGGATAGTTGCTCAATTTAAAAGATTAGGCATTATGGACCTATTTGATCTTACTCGCAGTTGTGAAGGTGATCTAAACACATATCCTGAAATCTTTGGTGACTTAGATTACAGAACTTATGTGCCAGGGTCGCCCGTACCTGTGTGTGGCAAGTGTTTTTGGTGTCAAGAAAGACAATGGGGAGTGGATAAATGTCAAGATTAATTGTGTTTGGTTGTTCATACGCATATGGCACAGGATTACCTGACTGTAAAAACTGGCTTTTTGATATGATACATAATTTAAAGCCCAGTCAATTAGGATGGCCCAAACTGTTGTCTGAAAAATTAAATTGTGAATTAATTAACGAAAGTTTTCCTGGTTCAAGTAATACAGAAATATTATACACTTTGCTTAAATTTAAGTTTCAAAATGATGACAAAGTGATTATTATGTGGACTCATTATGCTAGAGATATGTTGTTTAACAATCAACACAAATTTCCTTTTTTTAGAAATAGATTAGGACCATGGGGTAAAACACATCAAGAACGCAAATGGGCAGAGTATTTAAATGAAAAAGATTATGCTATGAAAAGTTGGTTTAATATACATCATGCAGATTTATATCTACGCGATAAAAATATTCAATACATTCATTATCCAGCTACTCCAGAAGAATTTGATAAAAATAAATTGGATTTTATTAAAGTTAACAATTACCATAACACTGGTATAACTGTGTTAGACAAAGCCACAGATGACATGCATCCAGGAATACAAAGTAATATTGACACAGCAGACAAAATACATAAGATTTTTAAGGAATACAATGACAGATCATAATGAATATTGGATGAATCCTGAAGATTCACAATTGGGCAAATGGCAGAGAGAAATAGAATCTGTCACAGGCACTCCCACTTACTGTATATTGCCTTGGATACATTTTGCCACCAGACCCAACGGTGATATGAGATTGTGTTGTTCAGCCAACGCCAGTGGTGCTGGATCTGATCACACAGTGGGTATTATTAAAAAAGAAGATGGCACACCTGCCAACTTTGGTGTGGATACTCCTATGAGTGCTTGGAACAATGATTACATGAAAAGTGTGCGTACCACCATGTTGAAAGGTGAGATACCTGCCAGTTGTCGCAAGTGTTTTGATGAAGAACGTGTGGGAGTGGTGAGTAAAAGAATATGGGAAACTGGCACATGGCATCGAGATGGAGTGGATGTGCCGGAACTGATACGTCAAACCAAAGAAGATGGCACAGTGCCTGAAAAATTATTGTATTTGGATCTGCGTCTAGGACACACTTGTAATATCAAATGTGTGATGTGTTCTCCACATGACAGCAGCAAATGGGTGAATGACTGGCAACAACTGATGCCACAATTACAAAACAAAGAAGTTAAAGACCAGATTCAATGGGACAAAAAAGAATTTAATAACTTCTGGCATGAAAAAGATACTTTCTGGCAGGAAATGTATCGCCAAATACCCAATTTAAAACAAGTATATTTTGCTGGCGGTGAACCATTGATGATCAAAGAACACAAAGTGTTTATTGAAGAAATTATAAGACAAGGTTATCAAGATCGTATATTATTACGTTACAATTCCAATGGTATATTAGTGGATGAAGATTTAATCAAGTTATGGAGTAAATTTAAAAAAGTTAAATTTGCTGTGAGCATGGATGCCACACATCAGCGTGATGAATACATACGTTTTCCCACACAATGGGCCACAGTGGAAAAGAATTTACACATGTTAGACAATACTCCTGACAACATACAAGTGAGTTTGGCTACTGCTATACAAATTTTTAATATCAAACACTTGCCTGATTTTATGAAATGGAAAATACAGAGTGGATTTAAAAAATTAAACGTAGGCACTGTGCCTGGTGGAGTACAAATGGGTGGTGGATTGGTTAACATGCATTTATTATACATACCAACTTTTTTAAGCATACAAATATTACCCCGAGAAGACAAACAACAAATAAGAGAACTGTTTATGGATTTTAAAGATTGGTTGTGGCACAACTATAGACAGGACGATGATTTTTGGAAAATAAATCCTTATGGATGGAGACGTTGGGAGGCAGTACTGATGCACATGGAAGCCAAAGATAATTCTAGACTGCTGCCTGGATTTAAGGAGTATGTGAATAAATTGGATGCTATCAGAGGATTGAGTGCTGCTAAAATTTTTCCTGAATTGAAACATTTACTATGATAACACAAGTTTATAACCCTCAGCCCAAAGACGTTTTACGTGTGGAGTTTATGATAGGTAACACCTGTAATTACAAGTGCTGGTATTGCTTTGAAGGTTCACACGAAGGCACACATCGTTGGACCAATGACTTGGAACAACTGGTGGCAAATTTTGTTCATTTGTTTGATAGATACAAAACCATAGGCAAACGAAAATTAGAACTGCACATAGTGGGAGGAGAACCCACATTGTGGCCACAACTGGGAGAATTTGTAGAAAAAATACGTGATCAAATCCCTTCCCATATTTCTATCAGCAGTAATGGCAGTAGAGCGTTAAGATGGTGGGAGCAATATGCTCATGTATTTGATAAAATTTTATTAAGTTGTCATCATCAACAGGTACAAGTGGAAGATTTTATCAAAGTGGCTGATATGTGTCATAAAAAAGGACGCAGTCCTACTGTGATGATGTTGATGGATCCCACAGCATGGCAGAAATGTCTGGATTTAATTGAAAAATTAAAAACCAGTCGTTACAGATGGTTTATAGTGGCCACGGAAGTCATGCACAAAACTATTAAATTTACTGACAAACAAAAAGCATTTGTATCTAAACCAATCAAACGCATGCCTAATATCTGGACTTTGTTACGTCAATCCAAACATATGAAAGGATCTCCTAAAGTAAAATTTGAAGATGGATCTATTAAATCTGTAAACAGAAACTGGATTGTATTAAATAAACAGAATGATTTTTATGGATGGATGTGTAATATTGGTGTTGACAGTATGATGATAGATCCTGCAGGTATTATAACCTCAGCTTGTAGAACAAAATTATTTGAACAATACAATATCTATGATAAAGATTTTGTTAAAAAATTTAATCCTAATATTAAACCTAAAATTTGCGATAAAAAAAATACTTGTATGTGTCAACCTGAAAGTTTATTGGATAAATTTAAACTTTGATTTTTGTAATATTGATATCTGCAGCACAAGTGCACCATGTGCGAGTGCAATCAACAGGCGCTGTGGGTCGTACAAAAGTGTCTTGATAAATGTTACCCAAAGTGCCACCCACTCTACAAGTGGCTCGGTGAACTTCACCATCCCAATTGATCATTAAACTTTCCACTCCAGACATACAACTCCATCCTTGGAATTTATTGGTTTTGTTGATCAGCAAATCATTCACATTGCATTCCACTGTGTTGTCTATGAGAGTATTTTTTGGTGGTGTGTGATTGCTCACTGCCAAAAATTCTTTTTCTTCCTCACTGTAATGAATCATGTCTTCGAAATCATCATGTGTTTTGGTCCAGCGTATAGGTCTCAGTGCATAGCGTATGCCCGCATCTAAAAGAGCCTTGCAAGCGTCTTTAACGTCTTTTAAACGTCCTGGTAGCATCATCATATGCACTAGAACATTTTTGTTGACAGACTGTGTATAAACCTTGATAATTGTGTTTATGACCCTTTGCCAATCGGATTCAAAATGCACACTGAATACCATATGATTGATATAATTTTCCAAAATATTTTGGTAGAATTCCACAGTTCTGGTACCATTGGTGGTGACGTTGATCCAACTGATTTTATTTTTGGCATGTTGTAATAACTGTTCTATGTTTGGATGCACACAAGGTTCTCCACCAGTCAAACTGATTCGCACATTGGGTATTGTGCTCAGTGTGTCCACAGTGCGTTTCAATATCTCTATATCAGTGTGTTCACTGTGATTGTCATGTATTTCTGCTGGACAATAACTACAATCTAAATTGCATCGTTTGCCAAGATTCCATTCCACTTTGACACTGTTTCTAATATGAGGATATAAGTGTTCCACTTTAAACATAGTCAGCAAACTCCGGGTTTATTTTTTCAAAAGGTCCTTGATTTCTTGTGATGTCCAATTTGCGATTAAAGTCCACACAATCCATCCAGTATTGATTAAGATCTCTGGCTTTTAAAAAATTAATGTTGTCCTGTATTTGTTGCAGAGTAATTTTTTCTAATATTGGATGTTGTTTGACCAATGCATAATCTTTTATTTGAGGTTTCATTGCTTCCAATTTGTCTATCACTTGATTTTTTAATTTTGTAGGCAACACTTGAGCACTCAACGCTCTGGGATAATTTACCCTATGACTGTAAAACACAATGCCCAGATCATTTAAAAAGTAATCAATCACACGATCTATTTGCATGATATTGTTGGCTTGTACTGTGAATGCTCCCACTATTCTACTCACTGTGGGTATTTGTTTCATTATTTTTATGTTGTTGACCACATCCATAAACTTGCCATTACTTCGGATATATTCATAAGTGTCAAAGATTCCGTCAATGCTCACATTCACTGCCACACTTTTGAATTTGGGCCAGTATTCTTGTATGGTTCTTCCACCTTTGATGCCCAACACTGTGCCATTGGTGGCATATTTGATTTCAATGTTGGATCCATTGGTGCTTAATAAATCTAATATTTTGTAATGGGTGGGATCCATCAAAGGTTCACCACCAGCAAATTCCACACGTTTAAAATAAGGAATAAGTTTTTTTAAATTGTCCCAAAAGTGTGGTTTATCTTCGAAAAGATCCACATGCGGCGCTTGTGTCAGACCAAGATCTTCCACGGCTTTGACCAAGTAATTGTTTTCTTTCTTGTAATGATCCACAATGCTGTTCCAATCTTTCCATTGTGTGCTGTCTAATGGATTACACATACGACATTTTAGGTTACACAAGTTGTTAATTTTGATTTCCATAGTGGGCAGTTCAAAAGGCATGGTATAATCTTCTTTTAAACTATCTAAAGCTGTGGGATAAAGATTGATCCTTGATTCTGGAATATTGTCACTGATGTGTCTTTGTCGCAAACTTTGCACTCCCTGATCTTCCAAATCAAAACAAGGTGCACACACATTAGGTCGCTCATTGTTCAACACCTGATGTCTTACTTCACGCATTTTTTCATTGTTCCATGCTTCTTCCATGGTCTCATTCTGTATGTTTCCAATGGGTAAACTTCTACAACACACCTTAATAGCACCATCTTCTCTAGTGGCTAATCCTGTGAATGGATGCATGCAGAATGTACAACTTTTATTTTTCATAACAGTATTTAAATTTCCCAATCTTCTTTTTGATGCCATGTGGCTTTATAACATTTATTAAGACTTTGTTCAACAAAATCGCTCACATACCCTACATATTTGGGGTAATCAGCCAATCCAGACCATGCATGACCCGACACAATTAGATTAATTTTTGAATTGTTATTTTTTAAAATTTTAATCAAGTTGTTTTCTGCATTGACTCTTTTAACAAAACTATTAAAAGCTGCTGTGGGTTCATAACAAAATACATTGCTCAAATGCATTATAGTGTTATGGTCATTTATCACAGGTATATTAAAATTATTTAATAAATCACACTCATGATAACTGAATTTTATTTTTTTAACCATATGCCATAAATGTTTTATTGTTTCAAAATTTTGATTAATTTCTTCTTTTGAATTAATCCAATCGTTAGTGTCATTAGATTTTATAGATTTTAAAAAAGCATAATAATCTGTGCCATCAAAATTTTCCACAATATTTTTCATGTAGTATAAAGAGTTTGGATTATAATCATAAAAAGAAATCAAAGTATCATTGTTATAACCATATTTGTTGACATAATGCAACCAGTTGAATCCGCTGGCAGGAGTAATCAATTGTGTTATAGGACCATTAATGTTTATCTGTTGTGGTTCTTCTGTGTTAATAGGATAAAACAATCTAGTGGATGAGAATTTAGATTTTTCATAAATGTGTTGATTGTTTTTTAAAAATTCGTTCTCATATTGAGCATAATAACATTGTTTGCTGTTACGAATAGCTGCATCAAATATTAAAACAGTTTCATTGTTTTCCAACCCTACACTTAATATATTATTACCATGCCATAAATGTTGATATTGTTTTTTTGTAGTACCTGATTTAATCCATAAAGGAGTATAATCATCGTGATAATTTTCTTCACTTCTAATAGGTTCAATATGTTCGTGAGAAACATTAGGTGTTGGGTGAGTTATGTGTGGCATTCCATATTGAATATATTTTTTTAAATTTATCACATAACATTGAGAGTGTAATTCGTAATATCCTTCTTTTCTATCCAACACATGTCCAGCCAAAAAGAAATCTTTAACGCATAATTTTTTTAATTCTTTAAAAAAATTTGATCCTGTAAATTCAGTATCAGCATCAAATACCACAGCATGCGTGTATTGATCTGCTATTCTAGGTAATATATTATTTGTATCTAATCCATTAAACACATCATATCCTTTTACACAAATGTTACTGATACTGTAATCAGCAATATTTTTTATAATTTCTTTATGATCATTATTTTTAATCAAATGTGTGTTGTCCACACATACAAAAACTATATCAGATCTTTTGTTTAATCCACTAAAGAATATCATTTTTTATAGCACTTTTAGCAATTAATTCACAGAATTTTTCACGTTGATTGCCCACGTGTGCTTGAGCAATCATGTGTATTCTATCTTCTGTGCTGTTGTTTTTTACTGTGTGGTTATTCAGTATATTGATTAAAAATACACTGCCTGGTTTCCAAGGCACTATGCCGTGATTTTCTATTTCCATAACACAATCTTTGGGGTGAGTAATGCTTAAATTAATGGGTAATAAATAATTTAATAAATCAATATCAGGTGGCATATTGCTGGGAGCATCATTGTGCAATCCCACATATCCATTAGGTGCTAATTTCATAAATCTAACTCTAGTATATTTTTCTGCAGGAAAATTTTTCCAAAATTCAGTGGCTTTTGGAGCCAATTGTGTCAATGCAGTCCAATGATAAGGAGCATTTAATTCATTCGTGTGTCCATAATGTTGTGCCACTTGGGTTTTAGTAATGCCTAACCCATACACACAACAACTTTGCCATCCTTTGTGGTTTTCTCCTTCTCTATGATCCACGTAAAAATCATTCACAGCAGATACTTCTTGATGATCAATGTAATTTTCAAAAGAAATATCTAGTTGCAACCAACCTATTTGTTTTTTTTTAAATTTTTCCAATACTTGTTTGGTTATTTGTTCATTATTCATTGTTTTTACCTACAATCATAAATCTTTTGTATTTTTCTGTTTGTAATTCACTAGGTTCCACAATAGGATACAATTTGCTATGGTTTACAAACTGATTTAAATCCTTCATGGGGTTTACATGTTCAGGAATCACATAGTCATTGCTTTGCAACACAATAATTTTGTCTTTGGGTATTAAATTTAACCATTCATTGTACTGTTCTGTTGTCAAATGCTCACACACTGTGTTGATAATCATGTCATAACGATTGTAATCTTTATAAGTGAGCATGTCTTGAGTAACAGCACGGAATCTACCAGACATTTCATACTGTTTGTTCATGGTATTTGCTGTGTTTTCACACTTGCTGTCTATGTCCATGCTGGTTATTTTATTCACATACAGATCACTGTTGAATAAAAGTGTGGCCATCACTCCATACCATCCACCACAAATTAAAATATCCATGCTGTGTGCTCTGGGTAATTTTTTTAATTGTTCAATCAACCATACTTTGCTGTTGATTTGACCTTTCCAGAAACTTTCCAATGTACGATATCTGTCATCAGATTGTCTGATAGCATCCATCCAAAATAAAACGTCTTGTATATTAATTTTCAACAAATTGTGCTCCTAGTTTATCAAATGACCCACATTGTTTGGTGCATTCTTTCAATCCCACTGTGCTCCATTGTGTTTCTATTTTTGAAAAAAATCCATTATCAAATATTTCTTTCAATGTTTCGCGATGAAGATTGGGAAATTCTGAAATTTTTTCCATATAATCTACTCTGGATTCTTGCATGGGTGGTATCCATTCCATATCCAACCAACAACAAGGTGACACATTACCACAAGCACTCACATACAACTGTTTATATTTCTGTGCTTTACAAACAATGTGTGGTTTGACTTCTTTTTGTGCTGCTTCAGACAACGGAATCATATCCAAACTGGTTTGAGTGGGTTTGATTCTGTGTGTGGGTCTACCCAAGTCATCAATCACTTGTAAATAATCCTGCTTGAATCTAGAAGTGTGTTTGATTGAAAAATCCACAAAGCCCATGTCTTTGGACATTGTTCTACACTGTTCAATTTGATGTTCATTGTGAGCAAACACCAACATGTGCCATTTGGCCACTCCACCTGCTGAAATAAATGCTTGAGCATTTTCAATTATTTTATTGAAATCTGTGCTGATCCTATAAAGATGATGGGTATCTGCTAAACCATCAATGCCAAATGTCACTTTTACTTTCAATTGAGCCAATCTTTGCCACCATTCTGTATCTCTAGCACTGCCGTTGGTGTGCATGGCCAATCTAATGTTGGGATTTAGTTCACGCAAGTACTGATATATTTCCAATGTGTCTTTGGATATGATAGGATCTCCCAAATTACCACACATGAATAAACTGTCCAATTGTTTTATGAAGTTTGGTTCAAACCATTGTTTGAATACACCTAAAGTTATTTCGTCCAATTTGATAAATGGATTTATTGGTCCTCCACTGATTCTTCTAGGACACATGGGACATTTGGCTTGACACTTGCTGGTGATTTCCAAATGAATATCCTTTATATCTTGGTATCTATACATGTCGAGCCTTGGGTATTTTTGAATCTGCTGAACTCACACAAGTGGGAGTTATACAAACTTTTGGTTTATCAAACAATTTGAATCCTTGTTCTATGTTACCCAGTGGTTGATCATGACAACTGTAACTTCTTTTGACTTCTCCGTTTGGTTCTCTAATGACACAACTCTGATATCCAGCATTACAGTGCCATCCTTTGAATTTATTGAAGCCAAAAGCATTGAATCTCTCTGCTTGATCCATGTAATACTTGTTGCCTTGAGCATCCATCATCTCAATTTGAAATAAATCTTTGTAATTTTCACCTTCTTGTATGCGTTGAGGAAATCCTGTTTGTAAAGTGTTCAGTTGATCTCGAGTATAACCTTCAATAACAAAACTTGCTGTGGGATCACTCTGTGGTTTCAGTGTAACATTGATACCTCTGGAGTGGAATCTTGCACATCTATCATAGTATTCAGCAAATCTATCAGGCACCATCACTTGATTAATTGTGACAAACACATTATTCTTCATCAACAGTAATATTTTATCTCCAAATTTTTGTTCATCAGCGAATTCAGCATGAAAGCTGGCAGTGATACTTCTGCGGTTCAATGTTTTTGTGGCTTCCAACCATCTTTCCCACCACTTTTCTGAAGGACTTAGGTTGGTGGTCATGTGAATACTTTGATATTCTGGAGCAGTATCAGCACTATAATGCTGTACCAATTGTAAAAAATCTTTGTAGGCAGTGGGTTCTCCACCTGAAAAACTGAAATGATAGTCTGTGAATCCATTCTGTCTGGCCTGTCGTTTGATTTCATCCACCACTCCTGTGTAAACTGACAATGGTCTGTGATCTTTCTGTTTGCTTTTGGCATAAGGCCAGCAGTAAGAACAATCATAGTTGCAAAAACGAGCCAAGATCCAACTCACAGAAAACAATTTACTGTTCAACATGGTGCGTTGACCAAAGTTTACAATTTTATCAAATGGAATGTTGGTATCTATCATAATATTTTTTTCTCCATGTGTGGAAATTGTCCCACAAATACTAATTTTAACCATTCAAAGTTATTGATCATTCTCAAAGCATCTGAATTACCTTGGTTGTCCGTGCCGTACACTCTGCCTGCCAGTGCTCCAGCAATGGCATACTCTCCGCATGGTTTATCATCTCCCACTGTGCACCAAATCAATAATCTTTTTTCAGTTTCTTTGTCCACCTGACGATCGATTACCTTGCTGCTGAGCTTGACACACTCTCTAAAAGCACTTTTCCATGTGTTGAATGGATCTGTATTGAACACAGTGGTGTTGGATACTTCATGCATGGCTCTAAACCTATTAGATATGCTGGTGGTCATGTCTATTCTATTGGGATCCATGTTCATCGTGAGTCTTTTGGGCAGTAATTTTACTCCGCCATAACCATACTCCAGTTCATTGATGGGATTTCGGCTTCTCCACACATGCACAGCATTTAATTCATTAGGATCCACTTGGAAATCAAACATAAAATCGTCTTCAATCACTGCATCACCGTCTACCACCCAAAACATTTTGGTCAAACTCAATGTGGCAGCTCTGATATGTGCTTGTTGAATGCCTTTTATGCCGTGAACTCTTTGAGCCAATGGAAATCTTTGTTTCAATAGAGAGTAATTTTGATCTGCATTGGGTTCATTATAACTTATAAAAAATATATCGTACATCATATGGTCTTTCTTAACACTCTAGGCGAATTAATATACACCTTTTTAAAAAATTTACTCTGCTCAGCATTCAAAGGTTCAACAGGCAATTCCATTGATTGTTTTTTAAGTATTTCTTTACCAAGATCTTTTATTCTTTCAAGACATTTTTCTTGATTTTGAGATATCTGTTGACTAAAATCCGACCAAGTCTGATCCAGATATTTAAAATCTCTAGTCAAACTAATATTCCAATCAGTACATATGGTTCTGTAACAACCTTCTCTAGCACCAGCAATGGCCCAAATGCCATTCTTCACATCCATACCCACTGTCATCCATATGATTAATCTATGATAATTTTGCCACCACAGTGTTTTATAGTCTTTTACTCTGCTGTCTTTAGCAATACTCATTTTTACACCTTCACGGAATCCTGCTCTCCATGCTTGTTTGGGAGTACTATTGATGTAACTGGTGGAATAATTTTCATTAAACTGAAATAATTTGTCAAAATAACAAAACTCAATTAAATTTCTGTCTTTGCCTTGATAGTTTTCATGAGTTTTCATCTCATTAACAAATGTTCTGGTCCATAATTTAATACTGCCATTGCCATATTTTAATCCATTTAAATCAATGTGTCCACACCAACTAAAAATATATGAATTATCCATGCCCATGCTGTCCAAATCAATCACTAAATTAATAAATTTTTCATCCAATTGAGTATCACCATCCACAGTAACAAAATATTCTGTGTCAGACAGTGCAGCACAGGCTTTATGAGCTGTGTCTGACCCAAATATACCATGCACTCGTTTGGCCCATGGCATTTTCTTTTTTAAATCAGCATAATTTTTATCAGCATTGGGCTCATCATAACTTAAAAATATGATATCACAATCTTTGATAGCAATTTTATTCATTGATTTCCTCATATTTGTAATCAAATGTTTTACGACAATACAGGTCCACGCTGTGTTTTGGGTCATAACTTACATTTATGATTCCTTGTTCTAGTAATTCTTTCATATCAATAACAAATATATTATCTAATATACTACCATCGTTCTTTTTAGTAGCAAAAAAATAGTGATCTTTAGAAGAATTTTTTATAAAATAATCTTTCATACTATCTTTAAACTGTTCTGTTACTGAAAACATTAAATTTTTTTCTTTTTTATTCAATCTAATTGAAATACAATTATTATCGTTGACTGCTGTTGTGATTTTATAAATATTTTTATTAATAACAGTATCGTTTGATTGTGTGTTGTTGTAAGAATCTTTTTGTATCACATATTTTTTAATTAACTTGTAAGCATTATCAACAAAAATCACTTTGTAATTGCTCATAACTTCTTTACCAGTAACAAAGTCTATGCCTAATTCCTCATTGATAGCCAACCCATCAGCAATATAACCTCCCTGACAGGATTGAATTTCTCCGGTAAACTTATCAAATTTTAAATATCTAAATTTTTGATTATCCATTGTAATTTTTTTCCAATTGATTCATTAATTGTTCACTTAAAAATTCAGGTTCCACATAATGCAATATACCTTGCTGTAAAAAGTTACCCAGTTTTATTCTTTTTTTTGAATCATAATATATGTTAACTTTTTCCATCCAGTGATCTGGTGTATGTTCCCACCCTTGACTGTGTGGTTTCATATGTGTGAATCCAATATAAGGTACTTTGCTGGTAATTTTTTCAGTTATGCCTAATAATTTACTTGCTATGGCCACACTCACATCCATACTGCACCAAGTTTGTGTGTTGTTGGGTGTGTATTTTTCATAGAATAATTTGTAATTCAAAACTATTTGTTTTAATAATCCTAAAAAATCTCCATTGTTTCGACATTTTTTATAGTAATGCATGCCACAATATAAATTAGGCAATTGATTATTTTTAAAAGTTTTACGATAATAAGTGGAATTAGCAATTTCATTTCTGTATGTTCTTACTTGTGTGGTAAAAAATAGATCAAAATTCTTTAAAAAATCCCACCAATGACTGATATCGCTGCATATCAGCATGTCAGCATCCAATATGATTGAATGTTCATATGGTGTGGCTTGATAAATTTTATATCTATTTTCTATTTTCCATTCAGAATTTACTGCATCATCATCTCCTGGTATATCCACGATATAATCAAATAATTTTTTCATATAAGCAGGCACATTCACATTGGTAATTAAACACACTTGACTGAGAGGCATGTGTGTTTTTATACTCAAAGCCAATGCGTATGCTTGACGCACATAATCCACTTGATTATTTTTTTGTGCAAATATACAATATCCTTTAGATTCTAACACGATTTAATCCTTTGTCTATAATTTTATCCAGTGCAAATTTATTCATGATGTGTATATTGATACCTTTAACACTCATAGGCATGTACTGATTGTTATCAATAGCTAGAGAAAAATTCCAAACTTCTTTATTAAAAGAATTTACTAGATCTCTATCAGTAATATGATACAAACTGTCTGGCAATGAATAAGGCCATACTCCTTGTTGAAATCCATTTATCATATGTATGGCTATGCTGTAAGCAAAATCGTTTCTAAATGACGTGTCCACTATTTGATAACTGAATCTATAAAATTGCCAATCATCTTTGATATGCTGTATTAGTTCAAATAGTTTTTTAACTCTCGTGGTCTTTTTAAAATAAAACACAGTGGCCCAATACATATCAACACCTGTATCACTGATAGCTTTTAATTTAGATTCTGATTTACTGGAATAATTGATATAAATGGATTTTTTGTGTATAAGAAAATCTTCGTTGGATTTGAAACATTTAGACAAATTATTATTACAAACAATATAATCTGAATCCATCACAAGCGTTTCATCATAAGGGCTTAACTCATAAGCAGTGGAACGCAAATGGTTTTTCCATTGATCTGTGACATGCTTGTTTTGCCCATCATAAAAAGTTTTTTGTTGAGCAGTGCTGTAATCAGGCACAGAGATAATTTTATCAAAAATTATTGCTTGTTTTTTATAATTTTTTTCAAGATGTTCCTGATTGGAAGTGATCAGTGTTACTGGAAGTTTTAAATGTTTTCTAATTTGTTGAGTGCAGAATATGGCCTGCTTGACATAGTCAATGCTGCTATTGTTATGAGCATAAATTATTATACCTTTTTTCATGCATTGTCCTTGACTTCACCTTTGGTTTTTAACAATTCATTGTATTCAGTATAATATGAATTCAAATTGCTTTGATACAAATCTATAATGTTATCTTTAAAATCTACAAGATTTTTAATCAATACAGGATTTTGATAATCATCCAATAGTATCACATCTTGAGTTCTTTCAGCAGCAATCAAAATATCACAATGTGATATCAGTGCAGATGTTATTGTGAACTGATGTCCTTCTACAAAAGCAATATTGCTGTCCAAAAATTTATTCTTCAATATTTTTAATTGATTGTTAAAACTGGACATTGCATCAGTAACTATTAATAATTCAGCAACAACGTTAAGATTTTTAATCATAAATTTTATAATAATCCTTACTAGAATTATATGTTATTTCTAGCTAAAAGTCAACAAATATGGATTATGATTGTATTTAGATATGAACAGTTAGGTGGTATTAGGAATTGGTAAAATTAAGCAGTAGTAATGTTGCTGCCCATGCTACCAAAAGCGGGAGCCACAATGGTCAATCCATCAGTCAATGCACTGTCTGGTCTTTTGTCCGAAACAGTTATGGTCAAACTGCCATCCACATCTTCGTCCACGTTTCCTGCTGCGTCATCACGCAGGTTAATGGTGAATTGAATGGCCATTTCACTAATGTCTGTGAATTTTGCACTCACTGTGAAATAGTTGGCAGCATAAGGTGCTAGTGGATTGCTGGATGTGTAGATCGTTTGATCTGCTGTGGTTAAATTTAAAGCGTTGATGGAATTTAATGTGCCTGATGCACCTGTTTTGGTTGAAGAATTACTGAATGACAATGTGCCCATGCCTGAAAATAAAGCATTCCATTCAGTTACTTTGCTGGCAACACTGCCTGAAATATTCATTGAGATTTGCACAGCACTGCCTGTGTTGAAATAATATCTTTTAGCATTAACGCTGGCAAATGTCACTGTGAATGTTCCTGTACGCAATCCATTCCATACGGGCGTTCTTGTGTAGGTAGAACTGGTGGAATTGATAGCAAATCTTCCTGCGTTTGAAGTGTTTCTGTTTGTGGTGATTGTGTCTGCAAGAGTTTCAAATTGAACATATCCTGTGCCTGCTCCACTGTTGTTATCATCCACAGTCACAGTAGTGTTTACTGTTCCTAAAGTGGGATAAGATCCTGTTTGATGTATGTGGGCTTTTCTAATATCCAAACGCAAATCATTCAAATGATTGTCTTCAATCAATTGTGATACTGCCACGTTAGAACTAACAACTGTTTGTCCATAACCACTGTCTCCAGTGCCTTGACCCAGTACTGTGGCCACTTTGTTTTGAATTAAGTTGTAACGTTCTGCTGTTATTTGAGCACCTACTGTCATAATTTATTTCCTGTTAAAAGTATTTAGTTGGGTTAAAGTGTCCCTGAATGATTTTAGATTATTGGTCATTTTGGATTACTTGATAAAGCACTCAACAGTTGTAACTGTGATTCTTGAATCTGCTTCCAAAGCCACAGCAAAGTAGTCTGATCCTGTAACAACAACTCCAACTCCCGGAGTAGAACCAGTACCAATTTTGTCGCCTTTGGCAACAGCACCCTTAACTTTAACAGGTACTCTACCTTTGATAGCCACCGATGTGCCACCTATTTGGTCTGCATTCATTAGGAATGCAGGAGCACCGCTCACCACACCTGCCACAATAGAACCTTCAGTGGCTGCTGTAACTTCTGCTGTGCCACCAATGGCCAACACTGTGCCAATTTCGTATGTGGCATCTGCCATGTATTTTTCTGCCAAATCAGCGTATCTTGCTTGAGAAGCTACACCTTGAAAAATGTTTGCTGTGATATTTCCACTGCCATCTCGCAATGCCACTGAGTTATTCACTGTGGTAATTGCTCCAGCATAATCAGTTGAGCTGAATCTTATGTTGGTGGCTTTTTCTGCTATGCCATAAATGTTATCCGCATAAATGTTGGCAAATCTATTAGCATTGGTTCCAATGTCATAAGTGCTGTCTATTCTAGGCTCAATGCCTGTGGCAGTTATGCTCACTGAGTGAGTATTGCTGGCTCCCATTTTAATAACAGAACCAACTTCGTTGATAATTTTTGCTTCATTATCATTTACGATATTAATTCTTAAATCGTTGCCTGTGCCTACTGTGAATCCATTGTCATCAAAATTACTATTGCCTCCCACTTGAACAAAAGCAGATGCTTCTAATCCACCCAATCTATCTGCATTGGCTGCTGTGCCCCAAAATTTATCCAAAGTGCCATTAGAAAATGCCGTTTGTGCTCCTGTGGTAGAATCTGCACCACGCAGTGTAAGACCTTGTTTTACAGTGGTAAATCCTGTGGGTCTATCTGCTGAAAGAATTGTAAATGCTGTGTCGCTTACGATGAAAATTGTTTTGTCATTAACTTTTGCTTCAATAATTAATTGATTAGCACTGAAACTGTCTCTGATTGTTCTGCTGACAATTTGAGTTACAGTATCGCCTACTCCTTGAGGACCAACCAACACATAACTTGTGCCGTTGTAAGCATATAATTGATCATTGGCAGTGTCCCACCAAAAGTCACCCACTGTTAATCCTGCTGGTTCTGCTGTGCCTACTTCTGCACCACCAGTGGTTCTAAATTTTGTTCCGTCGTAAAATTTTAATTTGTTAGTGGCTGAATCAAACCATATTTGACCGCTCAAAGGTCTTGTGGGAGCGTTAGCACTAGCAAAATTTTCTAATAAATGTACAAAGTTTTCGTTTTGAATTTCCCCGTAGCCAGCATAGTTTTTTCCCACTAATTTTAAGTTGGTAGATTGGTCTACTGTACCGTCTTCCACGGTAGTTAATGTCCCTAAAGCGTATCTATCTATTTGATATGGCATATTGCGTTTTCCTTTTGCTCAATTATTTATCTTATTTTATATTAAAGTTCCTTGTGTTAAATCCTGGTCAAACACCCAAGCACCCCCAGAAACTACAAATTGTTTTAATGCTCTTGTGGTGCTAGCAGTAATACTTCCTGTTGCTGTGCCAAATGCTATGTCCATCAATACTGTTTTGTTGGCAAGTCCTGTGAAAGGTGTTCTAGCCACTGTGGCTGTGCTAGCAGTGTATGTTGATCCTGGAGTACTAGATAGATCAAAATACGGTGCTAATTCTATAACAAAATCTGTGCTGTTGGTAATTTCTGTGATAAGATATGTGCCATCAAAACTAATTCCAGCACTGCCTGAAATAGTCACAGTTTGATCCACTTCATACACATGTGGAGTACTGGTGGTAATTCTTACTTGTGTTCCCAATGTTGGTGTATCGTAACCTGTTTCCACAGACAACACTGTGAGTGGAGATGCTGTGATGGTTTGATCCACTGCTGTGTAACTTTTGTCAGAGGCTGCTTCTAAATTAGCACCAGAGAATGACACTGAAGTTCCACCAAATGCCACAGTGTGTACTCTGGCTAAAGATCCTGCTTGTCTTGCTGGAATATTTAATCCTGAATTTGATCCTGAATAAGTGTAACCAGCTGCTGGATAAAGATCATTTAATACAGTGGCAATGTTGGTATTCAATGTGCCGCCAGAACCTAAATCTGTAACATCCAACATAAAACTGATCAATTCTCTGCCATCCACATAACCTTTGGTGGCCACATCAGTGGCCTGAGTGGGTGTGCCTACTCCTCTGATCACTGCTGATCCTTGAACAGAAATTATGTTAGTGGCTGCTTGTAATTGTAAATTTTGTCCGCTTTGGCTGCTTAATGTAATACCTTGCAATCTTAAATTGTCCACATTCAAAGGTCCTGTCAAAGTACCCAACGATGTCAATCCTGGAGCACTGGTGATGGTTGATCCCAACGCTGTGGCAGATATCACTGTGGTTCCGTTAATTTGATAATTTTTTCCTGTGGCTAAATTTATATGTTCTGAACTGTTCCAACCAGTGGCAAGATTTTGCCACAGTAATGTTTTATCAGTCACTGAAGATTTTAATACAATACCTCCACCTGACACATATGAATCATTGCCCAAAGGTGTTCCAGTGATAGTGGCCAATTCAATGGTTTTGTCTTCCACTCTAAGATCTTCTGTGATTGTGGCTGCTCCTGTGCCTTGAACAGTTAGATTACCTTGAATTCTTACATTGCCTATCACATCCAAAGGATAGGTTGGAGTGTTGTTGAATATTCCCACTGCTTGAGCACTGGCATCAATATAGATAGCATCAGTCACTGCAGGTGTTTTAATTTTGAATGCTATATCTGCATTGGCAAAGTTATTTTGAATTATAAAACTATTGCTGGCATATCTCAAACTGGTATCGTTGTTCAATCCAATAATAACTCCATCATTGTTTTGAACTGTGATGCTGCCTTCTGTGAGATCATCCACATCAGTTCTTAAAAAACTATCAGCATTACGATACACTCCTGATCCATCCACCAATGAATCTGCTTTGGTGGCTACTCCACGCCATTTGAAAGTGTCTGAAACTGAATTAAATCCTTGATAGATAGTACCTGTGGGATTACTGCCTGAAACTAATTCAGCAATTAATTGTGAAGTTACTGGTGTGAATTGAGCAGCACTGTAAACTCCTGACAAAGAGTTGCCCACAAAGAATTTTATCACAGTGCGAGTAACATTTTGTGTGTCCAATATAGAATCTACCACGAACCCGCTCACTCCTTGATCATTGGTGTAATCAGGACCAACTGTTACTATGTCGTTACCGTCAAAGAATTTTAATTGTTGATTTAAACTGTCAATCCAAAGATCACCAGCTGCTAAATTAGGTTGAGTAGAGCTTAATATAATACCATTGGTGCTAAACTCTGAGCCATTGTAAACTTTTAATCTGTTTTCTGATGTGTCATACCATAATTGTCCACGCAAAGGGTTTGCTGGAGCAGAAGAGCTGGCAAAATTTTCCAACATCTTCACAAAGTTTTCGTTGATTAATTCTCCAAATCCTTTGTAATTTCTTCCTATCAGTGTGATATCAGTTGATTCAGTATTAATTGTACCGTCAATCAAATCTACCAACAATGATCCGTCTGTTTTGTTTATTTTATAACTCATTATTCACTCTGTCCTGTAAAAATAATATAATTTATAGTCAAATATGGATTCATCACATCTTGAGCATTGCCTATGGCTCCTGAATCTACATCTCCACTGTTGGCAATAGCACTTCCTGCACCTGTGCCTGTGGGTGCATCATAAACTATTGCTGTGGTCTCACCAGGATTTACTCCCCCATCTCTCAGTGCATAATATTGAGCGCCTGTAACACCTTGCATGTTGTGAGTGTGTTGTGGTAAGTTTTCCACTGGAATAGTTTTTGTTTCGTTTCCGCCGAATCCACCAATATTATCAGCAGCACTGGCTGTGACTCTATCAGCACTGGTACCACCCATGTTGTCTCTGCCCAAAGGCATTCTGCCTCTCAAATCAGGCATTTTGAATTTTGTTGCTGAACTTGGAGTTCCAAAACTTGTTCCTATCACTGCAAATAATTGTGGATACAATGATCTTTCATATTCTGATCCATCACACAGCAACCAAAAATTAGGTGCTGCTGCTCCACCAAATGGAGTGATCATACCTGTTGGTATTTTTGCTATAGCTGAAAAGAAATTATCTCTGCTGATTTTGTATAATCCCGTGCTGCCTGAAACTCTATTGATTAATATTTCATCACTGTTTTGACTGAATGATGTGGCAGTTTTGCCAGAAACAAATGCATTGGATATAGAAGTTGTGAACACTGCTGGATCATCATCCTGACCATCAAAAACAATTTCGTTAGATGTAACATCACCCACCAAACTGAAACGAGTGGCGCTGCTTAATTTATTGGCAGTTTCAGCTGCTCCACTGATGGATCCTGTTAAAGTTCCAACAAAATTTCCGTATAAGTTTGTGGCATAAACATTTAAAAATCTATTAGTGGATGAACCTATATCATAACTGATATTAGCATTGGGCATAATATTGCCTGTGGTAATATCTGATTCAAACACTGCATCTTCACCCACATACAATTGTTTGGCCACTCCCAATCCACCTGCAGTGATTATACTGCCTGTGCTGATGCTGTCGCTTTGAGTTGTGGAATTTATATATAATTCTCCACTGGCTTGAATATTTCCTGTGACATCCAATGCTTCTGTGGGAGCAGTGGTATTAATACCCACATTGGTTGTGGAATCTATTCTCATCACTGTGCGTGTGGTGCCTTGATCATTCACTCTAAAATCAATGTTGGCTCCAGAAGTTTTGTGACTGATAATACCTGCTTGTCCTTCAATACCAATGTTTAATGTGGCACTGTTGCCCACATCAATTCCTGAATTGTTGTTTATTTTTAAACCAAAGTTTGCCACATTGGCAGCATCTTTGCGTAAAAAATTAGATCCTGATACAATATCACCACCACTGATTAATTTTTCTGCTTTTTCTGCTGTGCCATAAAATTTTCCAATGCCTGATCCAGTAATATCCACTGAACTTAAATTAAATCCTGGTTGAATGGTTGTGAATCCGGCGATGTTAGATTTTGGAGTAAAAGTTTTTGTGGAAATTATTGCTACTGGTTTGGCTTCCACCTGAATCAATACCACTGTGTATTCTACGTTGTCTGTGCCTACAATTGTGGTAGGTTTGGTTCCTGTGCTTAATCCTTGACTGAATTCTGGTCCTACTAAAACCCAACCTGATCCTGTGAAAAGATACAATTGTTGATTGTCAGTGTCCACCCAAAGATCACCTGTGACACTTGATCCTGCCAAAGGTTGAGTGGTTGCTTTGTGTATTCCGCCTGCTGGAACCCATTGAGTTCCGTCATAAATTTTTAATTGGTCCACTCCTGCTGTGTTGTTGTACCACAATTGTCCTTCTGTGGGATTAGCTGGAGCATTGCTGTGTGCAAAATTTTCTAATAAACGTAAAAAGTTTTCTGAGATGTGTTTGCCGTAGTCAGTGGTATATCTTCCAGGCAACTTTAAACTGGTAGAACTATCTTCTACAGTGTTTGCTGGAATAGTGAGACTAGCACCATCCGAATAATTTATTGTGTAATCAGCAGCCATTTTTTATTATACCTCGTTAAAACCTGACAGACTTTGTATTCTAACTGTGTAATCTATTTGTATTAATCTGTTTAAACTTTTTTGTACAGGGTGAAAAATTACATGTGTTAATAATCTTCCTGTGCCTGAACTGGAATAACTTTGTAATCCTAACTCGTCAAACACATATAAATTTTCTGTGTTTGAAGCAGCATCTACTGCATCTTGACCGCTGGGCTCACCATAGTCCAATAAACATGTGACTAAAATATCTGTGTAATTGGTTCCGTTCACGTGACGTGTTTCAATTTTGTTTCTCACTGGATCTGTGTTGCTGACTGATCTGTCATCCACCACTTTGCTGAATGTTTGATTGTATAAAGTGGCATTGGTTCCTGTGGAATTAGGAGTTAGATAAGTCACTATGCCAGTGGGATCAATATAAGTTCCACCAGTTCCAAACACCATGGAATTGATAAATCCTTGACCTTCATTGGCCAAACTTTCTGCCATTGCTATGCTCATATTTTCGTAGTGTATGGCATTGCGTTTGTTGACGAATATTTCGCCCGTTTTAGGGTCGTGTATTTTGATGTGTCCTTGGATTAGTGTTCCGTTGTGTTCTTTAAGTTTATCTATCATAGTATCCTTTTGTCATGTGTATTTATTGCGGCAAACTCACTTCTTTTGCACGCAAGAATCTTGCTATTTCGTTTTCGGTTTGACTCAATGGAATTGTGGATTCTTCTGGTATATCTATGCTGTTCCATAATTTACCTATTTTTTTCACCACAATTACCTTAGTATTTACAGCAGGAGCAGTTAATAGTGTTAAAATTGGTGTGGTGCCCGTCACACTGAACTCTGCTGGTAGTGTAACGTCTGCTTCAGGACTATCCATACCCAGTGTAGCACTGTAAGATTGTATGCTGTTTTTTCTCAATCTGCGTCCTCCCACAAACACTTCAAATTCATTCACATTATTTGGTACAAAAGGCAGTGTGAATGATTCAGTGCTGCCATCTCCTTCAAATGTTTCAGTGATAGTCTCATCTTTGTAAGGCACTGTTTGATAAGCACTTTGATCAAACAATTCTGTACCTGCTGAGTATGTGTCTTTGATTCCAGTTCCCAGTGTGCCTCTTCTCAATTGTTCCAGTTTGTTGTTTGCTTTTATAAAGTATTCAATACGTTCTCCATCAACGAACACAACACCAGGTTTACTTAAACTAATGTTGGGTTCTGTCAATCCTTCAGTGCTTTCCAAATAGATTGCTTGACTGTACCAATGCAGTTCTTGACTCAAATAGTATTTGTTATTATTGCCCAAACGTTTATAATGTGTTCTGTTCAACATGTCTTTGAACTGTCTAAATCCAAATTTAGCCACATATTTAGGCGCAGCAAAATGAATAATGTCCACCACATCCGTCTGTTGCAATGTTCTATTAATTTTCACATACTGTTGATTGTTGGAAATTCTGTAGTCAATGCTGGGTGACAACAATTGACCATTCACAATTACCCAAACATATTGAGCATCTTCAGCACTGCGTCTTAATCTAATCAATCCATTGGTCAAATTTTTATATTCAAAATAATTTTCTGAATCAACCACAATATTTTCTCTAGCCACTATATCGTAATTAATTCTTTCAATCTGTGTTATGTCATGATTACTGAATTGCCATACTTTAATTTCAGCATTGTTTGCTGGGGCAATGTCCAATGTCACAATGTTGTTGACCACTATGTATTCTCCATCATTGACCACGTAAACTTTTAATATGTCGCCTGCGACTCCCACATTACCTCTCAATGTTATGCTGGTGTTGCTGGAACTCCAAGTGTAATCATTGGTTCCCAATTCCACACCATTCAAGAATGCTCTCACGTTGGTTCTCAACACTGATCCTGTGGGCTGCTGCCAATTGTTTAATTCATATTCACGAGCAGTGCTCACCACAAATGATTCGTTGTATCCAGCATTTAATATGGTGTTGTCCACTTTCACAATCACGTTTTGTGTCAAAGGTTCTTGATTGAATGGAGATTGATTCAATGTGAAAACTCGAGTTGTGCCATCACCCACAAAATCATCATAGGTAACTTCACTGAATGTTTTGCTAGAACTAGCATACACCACATAACTGATCACACTGCCAGCTGCTGGCGGTGCTCCAAATCTTATTAAAATTCTATTGGCCGTTTGATAACCACTGTCTGTTTCTTCCACCACATACGCTGCTGGTTCACCATTCACACGCACATAAGTGGTGTAATCGTTGTTAAATTCTGCTCTGGTAACAAAAATAAATGTGCTACCATCACCAGTGAATGTGTCAATGTCAACAACTTTTTCTCCATTCATGCTCATGGTCACAATGTTTACTGTGGAACCCACAGCAGGAGTCGAATTTAAAATCACTGTTTTGTTTTCAAAATCAGTTGAATATTGATCATTGTTTAAAATAACATTATTCACTTTCACAAACACAGCATCTTGACTCTGTGGCAATGATTGAATATTGAATGTATTGTTGGTTCCATCAGCAATATGATTGTAACTGTAAATTCTGCTGCCTGTTTCGCCTGATCTGTCATACACTTGGATATCCAAAGTGTCCAACACTTGTCCTGGCACCAATTCTTCTGGACCTTTGCTGGTGGTAGGAGTCACAAACCCATCACCATCCACGATGATGTCTTGTGCTAAAATTCCTGTGGCCGTGCTGTAAGCCAAATCACCGCCCGACAATAATGTGTCATAGGCATCTGGGTCTGGCAAGAAACTACCATCACTGGTGGATTTTCTTATCACAATGATGTCACCATTCACTGTGGGAATCAGTGATTCATCTATGTGTATCACTGTGGTAGATCCATCTCCCTGAATGGTTTGCATCAAAGCATTGGGATTGGTCACTGGTTCTGCTGTGCCGTAGTTAGGATCATCAATCCTTACTCCATTTTTATAAATGTTGTATGTGACACCATCCACCAATGGTTGACTCAAATTGAATATGTTGGTGCTGCCATCCAATCTAAACACTTCATCATCATAGGTAGTGTCATATGAATCCCAAACTCCTGTATAATAAGGAGCATCATCAAATCCACCACCACCACCAAATTCAAAACTGCGTACTTCCACTCCACCGTAATCTATGCCATCAATCAATTGTGCCAGATCATTGCCCAGTTGTCCTGTGGTAGGTTCATACAATAAATTAACTCTATCTTGAGTTTGCAACACATTACTGTCAATCTCATATTGAATTTCAATGCTGTATCCGCTCACTGGAGGATCCACAAATTGAATATATCCTTTGCTTCTCACATATGATTTAGTGCTGTCTTGTTCATTGTTGTATGTGTATTCACTAAACAATGCAGGGCGTTGATTCACAATCACTCTCACTTTGTTGGATTTCAAATTGATTGGCCATTTCAAAGGATATTTGATTTGAGATCCGTTGCTGGTGAATGTTTCTGTTCTACTCAGATTGGTTATCAGCAATACTCCTGTGGTTCTATCAAATTTAACTCTTATGTGAGTGGATTTGACCAAAGAATCTCCCAATATGGCCACTGCTTTGCCAGCCACTCCCGTGGTGGACAAAGATCCCAATATATTCACTGTGGGTGCTGATAGATAACCAGACCCTGAATTGGTCACTTGAATGTGTGTTAATCGGCCGTTGGACACAAATGCTTTGGCTGTGGCTCCTGTGCCACCCCCACCTGTAATTGTGATGGCGGGAGTTCCCAAATATCCACTGCCCACTTGTGCTATTTTGATAGCGGTAACTTTGAATCCCACATTGTCCAACCAGTGTTTGTTGGGATAATTTTCAGTGAGATTAGAATCAACAATTTGATTGTTGATCATTTTTGCTGTGCTCACGATAATTTGATTGGTAGTCGAATCATAAGTGGCTGGTAGATCAAAGTCTGTGGTCAATGTTTGAGATTGATCTGTGGATTCATAAGCACTGATGTATTCTCTCACTTTGGTTTTGTAAGGTTTTACTTCATTGATATAATCTTGATAATTGGACAAGTTGTCATTTTTGTAAACTGTTTTTTGTGTTAATTCTCCCACATTGTGAGTGGCTTTAACAAAACTGGTTTTGAATGCCCAATCCACAAACAATTGTTCATTGAACACATATCTCAAACTTGAGAAAAATAATTTATTGTATTCAATTGCTAACTCATCTATAAAAACATAATCTCTTACAGTTTCTAAAATGGTTCTAGTTTCTATCACTGGTTGATTGTCATACACTATCACGTCAAAACTGGTGCTGTTGTATCCTACTGTGGATGTGCTGGTGTCATACAAATTGCTAGAGAATTGAATGGTTCCATTCTGTCTACCTATGGTTTTGTAATTAATTGTGTAGTCTACGTTGTCTTGATTGTCAATTTTTTCCAACAATAACCATCCACCAGTGCCAATGTTTTCAATTTTCACCACATCACCCACAACATCATCTATCAATTGAAGTTGATAACTGGCTGACACAGTGTGATCTATTTCAGTGAACTGATTGTATCCGTCAGCATACCAATCCATATAATTCCAATATTGATTCACATCATAACGTTGTGATAATACTCTTTGCCACTGTTGAACATCTTCATTCCAACTGTGAATAGCCCATTTGTTGTTCACTTCTAAATCTGAATTAACCAGCACACTGTATTTTCTCACAACTATTCTTGTGTTATTTGTGTAACTAGATCCTTCTTGATTCACTGTAACACTGTTTATTTTGCCCAAAGCATCAATGGTCAATGTTAATTTTGCTTGAGATCCCACAGTGTCTACTATTTCATAAGTGGGCACAACATTGTATCCATATCCTGGATTAATAATAGTCACATCCACTATTTTTCCATTTTGAATGATCGGTCTTAATTCTGCTTGATCAATTTTATTGGTGTTTATGAATTGCAATTCAGACAGTGTATCTTTGGTTGAATCATACAATCTAGTAACCGTGCTTGGAATTTTTTCAGATTCTGTTAATCTTGTCAAATCACAGTTGGATACAATTTGATTTTTCAATAGAACATCATTGATTCTTTCAACCACTTGTTTAAGAGCTTCAGTTTTATTAACAAACCAACTTTGACGAGGTTTTCTCAATGTACCATAACGATATTTCACACTCAAATTAACATCTGGCACTGATTTAAAGTTTTCATCATAGCCAATCAAACTGTTAAACCATACTGATTCAATTTCTTTTTTAGGTCGACTGTAAGATACACCTTCACTGATCAATTGATATTCATTGTGAATATTAATGTTTTGATTGTCAATAGTCCAGTAACGGAAATTAATAGCAACATCTTCATTCTGCATTAAATTGTTGCAGTTATACAAAGAAAATTTATTATTTGACAGTAATGCCACAAATTTATAAGATTGTTTTTTAGGGTCTTCAATCAATTGTGCCACATCATAAGCACTTAATTTTCTAAATTCTATATTTGGTAAAACTTTTTTATTTTTTACCCAGTAATAATATCTTGTGCTGAAACTTTCAGATGTAGAATCATACAATTGTCGGCTCACATACACTGTGTTTCCATATTTGGTTGTTCCGCTAATACCCACAGCAGTGCCTTCTTTGGTGTCAGCCAGTTTATTCCATTGAGATGGAGTGTATTTGGATTCAACCCATTCATATACATCTATGGAAGAACCTGGGAAAATTTTATTCCAATAGTTGGTGGTATAGATAATATTAACTTGATAAGGATCATAAAATTTCACAGTGCTTAAATCCCACCATAGTCTACCCACTTGATCTTTGCTCCAACTGTTGTTGACATCCACACTAACTCCGGCAGTGCCCAAAGTGTAAACAGCAGGATCATAATAAGTTTTGTAATACAATTCTTGTTCAGCTAACCCAGCAATTTTTCCTTGAATAGGATCTATATAATCCAATCTATTCAGTAATTCATTAATTTTTGTGTTGTAAAGGAATATGCCTTTGATTTTTTCCAAATCCACAGTGTCCACTGGAGATTTGTGTGCCAACCAGCTGCTGGTGTTGCTATTTTTTCTAAAATCAACCACTAATCCATTGCGTCCTTCATTGTTATCAAAGTTTGGCAATGACACATACACATGATTGTTGGAGATTAAAATGTCTCTTCCAAAGTCTGCCAGTATTTGGTTGGCATATTCAAAAGTTTCAGCATATACAAAAGTGTCATTGAAATTTTCATAGATATAAACTGACCCTGATGGCACAACATTGGAAGATTCATCCAATCTATTCACACTGGACACAACCAAAGTATTGCCATCAAAATCTAAATTTTTTCCAAACTGTTCATTGGTTTGAGGTTGTGGACTGCTCAATGTTTGACTCAATACATATGATCCATTCACTAATTGATACACATATACCACCCCCATGTCTGAGTAATCTGTATCAGCAGCTGGACTGCCCACAGCAATAAATTTACCATCGCTGCTCACAGCCACTGAAACAGCATACTCTGTGTTGTCTTCTGAAACATCTGGAGGTGAAATAGTCTGTCTGTATTGATATCTTCCATCATACAATTTGTATATTACTACTTTGTTTCTGTTAGGTGATGTATAATTCACAGAAGCAACCAACACTCCACCAGAGCTGCTCACATCAAAGTCTGTGGCAAATTTTGAAATATTAATTAAATCAAGACTGGAATCACCATCCAATGTTATACCACTGTCATTGGGCACATGACCTAAATATTCCACATCATTAGTTTGTAAAATCCAAAAATCCGGATCAAATGCTGAAGGTCCTTGATTGGTTGTGCTTTTGTACACTTGTTCATTGTATATCACTAAATCATCTGTGTAATATCTTTGTAAAGCATCAAATGTTCCTGTGTATTGAGGATCCACCCCCAAATGCCATTTTTGACTGGAATTATTTTTTATGAAATAAATTCTTCCTGAGCCACCGAACTCATCAGAAACAAATGCAGTGGTTTCATTGCCGTTTTGAGTGATTTTTATTTTAGTACCCAGTTTGGCATCAGTTGTTGTGTCAGGTGTACTGTAAGCACTGTATAAACTATAAGTGCCATTCACAGCTCTTTCATACACTAAAAATGCTCCTTCATTGGTGTAGGCAGATGCTGCTCCTGAACCCACAGGTATGTTAAACACTTGCACATAATCTCTATTTTCTTCAGAAGGTATGCTGGCGGATCTAGCAACACCGTCTTGCTTGTCTTCATCCCAGAACCAATATTCCAACCCATTCACATAATTGTATGTAGAAGTATTGTTTTGTGGTTCTAAAAGACTGGCTGCTTCAAACACAAACAAACTGCCTGTGACTGAATTTTCCAATTCACTTCTTCGTGATACTCCCACAGTTCTATCAGGAATGCCTTTTAAAATGATATCAGCTGTGTCACCCAGTGTGGAACCTAATGAAAAATCTCCAGTTTTATTTTTGATATAAATTTGTAAAGTATTAAATCCAATAGTTTTAACATAAGCAACTTCTGCCTGTGATCCAGTCACAGAATCTTCTATGGTATTGCCCAATTGAGGCACATAAAATGTACCCAATCCGTCTGCTTGTGCTAATACTTGAATCCATCCATTCCATATATCATTGATTTTTTTAGTTGGGAAAGAAGAATCGCCTGTGCCAAAAGAGTTTATTTCTTCAAAAGTTAAATCTTGTGATATGTCACTGATGTCATATCGATCCAATGGATCTCCAGTTCTAATAGTGTTCAACCATACACCTGTTTTTTTGCTGTCCGAAACATAAGGCATAGTGAATTGATTACTCAATGTTTTAGGTGTCCTTATCAAATATCTATTGTCATTTTGAACGCCTGATACCACTGGTTGACCTGCAATACTAAATTGTTTGTAGTAACTTAAAATAGAAATCTCAGAAGCAGCAGTGGGTGCTGTGGGTGATACTATGGCTTGAGTGGCTTGAGTATCTAATATGTTGTAATAATTTTTAACTGTTCTAGATTCAGCTGCTTTGATTATGTCTTGGATTACCAAAGATTTTTTTGAATCACTTAATTCCGTAGAAGTCAAAGTGAATCCTAAATTTATGTACCACCAACCTCCCAAACTGTCATAATCTTCAGCAATCACTCTGTTGTAATCACCCACAGTTAATATTCCCACAGTTAAAGATCCTGAATCATCAAATTTACCATTCATATTAGACAAATAGATCAATGATCGTGTGCCTTCTTTACGCACATAACACACAGTTCCTTCAGCTGTGTTGGTTTCCACAACATCTCCCACGGTCACAGCAATAATTGTCAAATCAATATTAAGTATTTCATCCACTTTGTGTTGAATCACATGATTGCTATCAATGAATGTTTTGTCAATGCCTGGAGCATTGCCATCAAAAGGATCATTGCCTGTGGGATATTGAGTGGTTAAATCATTCCAAATCAATTGTAATTTGTCTCCCACTGCTGATCCTCTGTATTGATTTGCAGAAGCTCTGATCAACATGTGGTTTGTGGTTACTGCTGGAAAAACATAATCACCTCTCAAGAATATTTTTATATCTGGATACAAATTATCTGGTAAATTGTATTCGGCATCATACACAAAAGCAGCACTATCAAAAGTGGTGAAATCCACAGAAGGATCTTCACCCAATATTGGATTGACTACTCTCCATAATTGTTCACTGTGTCGCACTACGTTATTGATATCATACGATGAAGATTCAACATAGTCGCCCACATAATTGGTTTTTAAATTGCTGGCTGCTGGAGCACCCACTATTAGATACTTGCCATCAGCACTGATATCCATGCTGGCTCCAAAATCTCCATTGCCAGTCCATAATCCTGTTGGTGCATCAATTTTTTGACTTAAAGTATATTGATTAGAATTAGAAGCTCTTTTGTAAATGTACACAGCATTGTTTAAATCTGCCACAGCCAATGTGGTGTTGGTTAAGTTCACTGCTATGGATCTAGAAAAATCTCCTGATGAATCATCTGCTGGATTCACTATCTCTTGATGAGTTTGCCATACAGGAACATTTTTTAAAGTAACCCAACGATCATTGCTATCGTTTTCAATCCACAATAATTCTCCCACAGATTTACCGTTGTCTATAATTTTTTGATTGATTTCAGATAATGTGGTCAATTTCATGCTGATGAATCTGCCCAATGTTCCATTGTTGCCAAGATTGGTTGTGCCATTCTTGTAACAAGTAATGGTGGTGCCTGCCACAGTTTTTACTTTGAACAATTGAACAGTTCCATTCAAAGTCACTGATATAGTTTCATTCACTTGTATGTTAGAAGTGTTGGACACCAGTTCAACTATCACTTGATTGTTGCTTTCACTCACAGATGAAACCTGATCTGACAATTGTTTGTGTTTGTACACATTCCAACTTTGTTTTTCAAATCCCACCCAAACATATTGATTGTATGCTAACTCAGCAGTGTCCAAAGCCAATATGTTTTCATAATTTTTAACAGTAAAATTCACATCATTGGGATCCACAAATCCAGCAGTTTTCACATAACTTTCATCAAAATACTTGGTTGGGAACGGTGCATGATCATAATCTTCCGGAGCCAAATATGTTTCGTTTGATTTAATTTTGTAAACAAAGTTGGGAGATTCAAAAGAAATTGAATCTGTTAATTCTATTGGTTGTGGATTTAATTTAAATTTTTTTTCTGACAACAAGTATTCCACTTCATTGAATCCTGTGGCAGCACCATATTGACCTGTTCTAACAGCCCATTCTTCATAGAATTCAATGCTGTCTTTGTTGGCACTGGCCAATGAATTGAATAATTTTTCCAAAGCATTTTTAGTTCCTTTGTCTTGTAAAAATCCTTGGTAGAATTTGTACTGTGACACATCATCATTGATAATGTTTTGCAAGTACTCTCTCTTTTGATAACCTATCAAATGTTGAGCAAGTTTTTGTTGTTCCACATCAAAATTATCTGTGTCTAAATCATAAAAATCACCAAACTGATTGGTTTTGTATTCAAAGTTTGGTTTTAATGAAGACAATGGTTTTTCTGAAAGTTTAGACCATTCATCGAACATAAATGTGCTATCACCTGTTATGAATGAATTGGCACTGTAATAAAATTGTTTGTATTTGACCACATCACTCATGTCATAATCTGTGTATGGTTGCCATTGTTTTATTTTTACTTCATCAAACACAAATCCTGGCACATTAAGAGATCCATCCCAATTGCTGGCCACATAACCTATCACTTTGATTCTATCTTGTCTGTATCCTGGTGCTAGATCATAAATTACATCATTGAACACTGTGACATTATCAATAACCACCACATGTTCTTTTTGTACCAATGGAATTTTTACAAAATAAATTCCATCTGAAGTGTTTTTAACACTCATAGAAAAATTATTGCCTTGACGCACAACACTTATTTTTTCTCTATTAAGTTTAATTCCGTCAGCTCTAAGCACAGCATAATCATAAAAATTATCAAATATATTGTCAGCCACTGAATAATTGGTTTGTAATTTTAATTTATTGGCTGCAGGACTTAATGACAACACTGCTCCAGCTTTCCAATTCTGTGTGGTCCAGAACATGAATTCTTGAGCACTCAAACTCCAATTTTCAACAACATTGATATCTTGATTGAAATTTTCAAAAATAAATCCTTTGGATTCAAGATATTTGCTGTAACCCAGTAAAAAATCCACCACTTCTTGTTGAGTACGCAGCACTGTGCCATAATTTAAAGTGCTGATTTTGTTTTCAAATTGTCTGCTAAAAGTGGCAGTGACTCCACCTTCTATAGGCAAGTCCACCAGTTTGGTATATTTTGTGGAATCAAATTTAGAAGCACTCAAATGATCTCTATCAACTATATAAAATTTATTTTGATATTGAACTATTTGTCCTGCTGTGTATACATGATTTGAAGTCCATTGAACATAAGATTTGCTGACTCCGCCCACTCTTTTCACTGGATCATTCTGTAATTTTATAGGAGCAAAGTATTTAAATATTGGATCAAATTGATCATATCCTTTGATGGAGAATCCTGATGGTAATTTTTCAACAATTACTCCACTGTATACTAATACATCAATGGGTGAACTGGTGTTTAAATAGATATCATAGTTTTCATCTGGTATGAATACATTGCTTTGATTCAACGGAGATCTGCTGTCCAATAATAATTTAAATTTTTCTTTTTCAGTGAATCCTTTAACTTTGAATCCCAAATTTTGAGTTAAATTTTTTAATGAATCCTGATAATTTGCATAATTGTTCAGCACATCTGTTTTGATATAGTTGCTGATGTAATTTACCAATCCTGAAGTCAACACATAATTTTCATCTGCTCTACTGTTGGGGAATACTAAATCTTTAAGTGAGATTCTTTTTTTAGTGGTGCTGTAAATTATTTCATCTGTGACACTTCTTACCACTCTTGAAGCATCAAAGTTCACAGCCACAGTGTGTGCTGTTCTGTTTAATATCATGGATTTTAACAGAGCAAATGGATAGTTAGAACTGCGTCTCCAAGCATTTTCCACTGGAGCATGATCTCCAAATTTAAATGCACTATTGCTCAAACTAACTGTGTAGTTTCCAGCATATCCACTGTCCAACGGACTCAATAATTCTCCATTTTCATCCACAGGCAAATGATTTAATAGATTTGTTCGCACATATCTGCTGTCATAAACTAATTTTTTACCTGGTTCTCGGATCACACCATTCTGAAGATCTTCCCAAAGAATTAAGTTGTCACTGGTGTAAGGTGCTGGACCATACACTGTGTTCCACCAAATGGGGTGTTCAGTAAATCCCAACATCTCCCAAGGATGAGTGTGTGGTCTATCTGTGTCATAGGCTTGTTTGTACACTGCTCTCCAAAAACCTGGTAAACTTGATCCATTATAAGCAGTCATGTAGGCATAGTTATAAGTGAAACTATCTGCAATGTCATAAAAATAATTCTCAGTGTAATCTAAAGTGCCCACAGCACTGTTCCATGTGATAAAATCAGCAGACATACTGGAATTAATGCTTGCTAAAGTGTATCCTGTGTTTCTATCCACACCTGGAATAAAATCATACAAATTACGCAAATCTTTATTGAATTCAATTTTAATGTTATTGTAAATTCTATTTTCTAATTCTAATAATAAATCATCTCTATAATCATTAAACGCCACAATAATACTGCCATCATGTCCTTGTATCACATTCACAGGAGTTATTAATGTATTATCCAAATATTTTTCTGGTTTAAATTTTGGATACAATCCTAGTTTGGTAGGAGTTTGTGGTATAAAATTACCATCAGTGCTTTCATATTCAAATATTTCCACTGTGTCATTCACAGTCAATGCTTTGGTAATATAACAGAAATTTTCTGTGGTGAATATGTAATCAATGCCATGTATTAATTGTTCATCATTGAGATAAACTTGAACCGCTTTGGTACTAAGCACACTCATTGAGAATGCTTTGCTCAAAGCAAAATATTTGTTGCTGTCATCATACACAGTGAATGTGTTGCGTTTGGCTGCTCCGTGAGGCACCATGTCACTGAAGTAGAACGGCATATTGCTGTTCTTGTCTTCATTGATTAATTTCATCACATGATCCATATGTTCACGCACAGATCCATCAAAATTAGAATTTTCTGCTGTTTGTAAGAATGTTTTTTTAAATTTGTCGTATTCTTTTTGAGCAAATTTTATGGCTTTAACCACATTTACTTCTTTCTGTGACACATGGTATACTGCTAAATTTAATGGAGCACTGTGTTGTACAAATTTTGTACCGTATGTGGACAATTGTCCCAAATCTCTTAAATTATTTGTGCCAGGATTGAATCCAACAAAATTATCCAATTGTTCCACAATGCTTCCCACATGATTGGAAACTTCTCCAAATGTAAAATCATTAAGGTTGTCATTGAAAGGATTACTTTCTAAATTTATGGCCATTTCATAATAACCATTGGCATTTTTCACAGCAGAGCTGTGTGATTTAATAACAATTGAATCTGTGGTGGACAACGCACTGTTCAACTGAACATATGATACATTGTTGCTGTTAACAACGGTATAATCCGTTGTTTCTTTTTTTAATACATTGTTTACATAAACTTTTAATTTTAAATCTGTAAGAGTTCCGCTTTGATCATACACATCCACAGCAAATCTGTTGACTTGTTCCAAGCCTGTGTATTGTCTCACTACCAACTGTTTGCTAAGAGCTTGTGCTTTGATCCATCCAGTAACTGTGGTATTCGTGGTTCTATCTGTGTACTTTTTTAAATAACCCACATCAGTATTTTGAGTTACCAATTGATCCTGTAATTGATATGTGAAAGATTCAGATAATAGATTAAAATCAAACACAATATCACCCACATTGTTAACGTTTCTATAAGAAAGAGCAAATCCTAATTCTGTGTCCACAGTGCCTGTGCCTTTTCTGTAACTGAAAAGTTTATTGCCTAAAAAATTAGTGCTAAGATAAGTTTCACCATCACTAAAACTAATTCCATTTTCATCAAACAAATCAAACAATGGTGATTGATTGACTTTTGTTTTTTCTTGAGTCACATTCCACGCGGTTCCATCATAGTAGTACATTTTGCCTTGATTTTCTACTCCGCTGTCAACTAATACCACATCACCTGTCATGGGTTGAGTGTCATCTGTGTCCACTAAAGAAATTTGTTTGTTGGTAGGATCTCCATCACCACCAAAATTAATAATTTTTACTGTGAATATTCTATTCTTAACTAGAACATCAGTGTCAGCAGTGATTAATATTCTCATACCATTCACTAAATCTATACCATCCACATTATATCCTGTGGCACCTTCTATATCAGAAAAAACATCTGTGGTAAATGTATCTACCACATCCACATATGGTTTGGCTTGAGTTCCAAATTTGTATAATTTTAATCCTGATTCAAATTCTATGATAGGACGCTTGGCTCTTTGTGTTTCATCGGTGTCCAATGTGGTTCCATTGTAGTCAGCCACTATTTGAAGCACAGATTTGTGTATCCATTTGTTGGCTCTGGTCCAAGGGTTTTGATCTGGTGAACTTCTTTTGATGACAATATAATCTTTGATATCTCTGTTAGGATCATCAATTTCATAAGTGACCTTATCAAAGTTTTCTGCGTCAAATCCTTCTAAATTTTCATCAGCAATGTCATTGGGCACTTGTAAATCTTGTTCTTTGATCAATACTATGGCTTCTCCCACACCTTCCACATACCATTCATCTGTGGCATATTTTTCTGGAGTGACCAATCCTTTAAAATTAATCTTCATTCCATTGGATAATGCTGTGCCATTTTTTAATGTGAATGTTTTTTTGCCAACAATGTCTTTTTCAACATTTATAATACTATTTTCTTCAATACTGGCAATTTTAATCAATCCATAAGCATTGATATCATTTTTAGACACATAATATAAAGTGTCAGGTGCGTTTATGCCCACTTCAAATGTGATAGTGCCTTTTTCTATGGATTGTTGATCCACTCCTTCATTGTAAAGAAAATCTTCATCCAATGTTCTGGCTGTCTTGATTGTGAAAGGCATTCCTGCAGTATCTATATCAAACTTATAAGTGATTCCTTTGTACAAAGTAATGGTGGCGTTTTGTGTCTGTCCATCTGGAGTTAATACATAAGCATAATTGTCCAAATTATCAGCCAATCTCACTGTGTAAGTGCTTTGTAATTGTTGTTGTTGACCTGTGATTGTGACAGTCTCTGGGCCTTGTGGCAACCAATAGTATTCTCTAAAATTAACAAACTTGTCCCAATCAATGTGTGGATTCCAACTGTAATATTCTTGAGCATTCAAACTGCTGTGGTTGTCTGTGTTGCCACCCAATGTTTTGATTTGATTAACATAGTCCACGTAATCTTTGTAAAAAGAGACATTGCCTAATGCGTCTTTGCTCAATACCACAGGTTCCAATTGATAGTTTTGTCTATCATCAGTCACTTCTTCTATATAATTGTCATCAAGTGTGAATGCTTTGGCAGTTTTTCTACCATAGAACGCACTAATTTTTTCCACAGTGCCTGGAGATAATAACTGATCCAATGTGCTGTATAAAAACTTTTTATTTGTGGGAGTTCTAAAAAATCGAGGTAGTAGATTAGCAGAGTTTCTTTCTGTCTCTGTTTGATTGTTTACTGGAAGTGGAAATTCTTCTTGATCGTTATTGTATGCCATTAAACTGTACTCCCACTAGAAGTGGCAGTACTGGTTATACCTACGTTGCTAGTGGATGTGGATGAAACCACAGTGCCACTGGCTTTTAATCTTGAAGCCGTTACAGCATCAATTATTTCAACGTCGTCAACCGTTGCGCCACTTATAAAAATTTCATCACTTTCAGATTTGATTTCAAACAAACTGCCAAACGTCTGTGTGGCTTGGTCTGGCACTATTACAAAAGTTACTATGTCGGGTGCCAACTGATTCATAACGTAAGCACTTAATTCTGAAAAATAAAATATATCACCAAAATCCCAATTTTCCAAAGCAAAATATTCGTTGATGGCTTCAATAACTCTAACTTTTACATCATCATCATTGACCACTTCACTGGAATTTTTAACCACTTTAAACACTGCTTGGAATTTAGATTCAGATTTGTTTCCAAATAATATTTTGTATTTGACTGGATGATATATCACTTCATCACTGATAGATTTGATTAGATTAATCTGTTTGCCAAAATTATTATACATGCTGTCTGAACTCATTGGTAATGGTTTAGAATCAACATTTCCATCTAGATAAGATCTAAAATCACTGTCATAAGTTCTAGTTAATAGATATATGTCAATTATGTTAGTTACGCTAGGATCGATTCTATTGGTTACATCTGTGCTGTGTACATATTGAAATTTTAAGTCACTTCTACCTGTGAAGGCTTTGTAATCTGAATTATCGCTTAATGTGGTTGTGGCAACATTTAAAGTTTTAAACACATTGTCTTCCGTGATATAAAAATTAGTATTTTCAGTGTAATCATGATAAGAACCTATAGAAGCCACATTTTGTACAGCCACAATATTTTCATCCACAGCATTCACATAACGATAGTCTTCCACACCATCTGTGGTGATTATTTTCTTTTGATAGATGTAATTGTTTGCGGGAATTAAATTATCAAATGATTCAGGATCATCCATTAACCCATCATCATCTGAATCAAAGAAAGTTATTTCAATTTTTTTACTATCTACATATCCTTGAGCATCACGATATTCTGCCACTACTTGCCAAGCAATGTCTTGTTTTAATGCTTCAAATGAATCTGGAGCATTATTGATGCTTAACACTGTGATCTTGTCTTTGATCACTTTACCGCTGGTTGTGTTGTAATTTTTATCTGTGCTGTCATAGTAAAAACGAATTTCTTTGTCACTCTCAAACACATATCTTACACCTCTGTAAGTCACTGTGTACAGCTCTGTATCTGTGGTAAACAATAATAACCAGCTGGCATCCAATTGTTGATTGCTGATGTCACCTGTTTTACCAGTGCTGAAATCACCGTAAAGATTTAGATTGTTTTCATCAATGATATCCCAGGTTCTAGTATCCACATTATATCTTAAACCAAAAGTATTGTTGGCAAATATTTCATCCAACATTTGAAGTTTAACATCTGCTGTCAAATATTTGGTAAATTTAGCTAAAATTTCAACCAGCACAGCACCTGTGGGTATCACATCATTGAATATGATAGGTCCTGAATCATCAGCCTGAGTCACTGTGCCATTATCAATCACATTGATCACTGTGGTCCATCTCACTGTGCTGTCACCAATCTCTACAGGAGATCCTGACAATAGTTTTCCATCCACTGTGAAATATTTTCCAGCCGGTGCTTCAAATTTTAATTTAGCACCTATTTCCAAATATCTTAATATGCTATCTGTAAAAGAACTCACTTCTAACACATTGTCTTCTGGATCTGTCAAATATCCTGTGCTTAAATTAGTGTCTTTAGTTGTTTGAATCCAAGTTATCACAATATCTGTGATTAATATTTTGTTAAAATTATTCAAATAAAAATTAAACAATTTGGTGTTGGATAAAATAGGTTCAATGGAATTATTGATTATGCCTTCAATGTCTGTTCTGCTCACATAACTGAAAGTAAGACCATCGTTGATGGTTTCTTTGTAAATTATTCCGTCTTTGCCGTACAAATTAGTGCTGCTGTATTTGCCTGTGGCATCTAACAGATCAAAGTATCTTGATATGCCGCTGGATACTCGATTTACTGATTTAATTTTTATAATTTCTTGATTTACAGCCAGTGGAGCCACGTTGTAGTCTTCTCCAGTGATCATTCTATTCTGTGTGTAATATGTGGATGGTGCATTGGTTTTGATAGAAGCATCCGATTCAGAATTTGTGGCATTGTCCACTGTGTATTGCAATGCTAGAACAATGGTCAATGTTTCATCTTTACCAGCTGTGCTGACATAAGGCACAACAATTTGAATATTAGTCATATCTCCTGGCACAATTTTAAATTGTCTATTGTCGCTGGTTCTGTAATAGATTCTAAAAGCACCTTTGGGCAAATTGCCAAATGTTCCGTCAGCAAATTGTAAATTAATTCTGTCTTCAGTTCTTGTGATCACACTGTAAATATTTCTAATAGACTTGGCAGTGCTGTTGTAGATCACATTGTTGCCTTCAGTGGCGCTTACTTTGGTCCATAATTCTTTTTCTGTTTGATTAGTGTCTAGTGAATACAACCAAACATCTGATTGGTTAATATTTGTGGCGTCTATGGATACAATTTGATTGGGAATGGACAAATTCACATTGAATTCTCCTTGTTGCAGTACACCTTGTCTAAAATGAAAAAAGAATCCTGTGTTGGTACTAGCATTGCCTCTACCGTCATCTTTGTAAATGAACGCTAATTTATTTGTGGGCAATGGTGCTAGTTCTTCCACAGTACCATCATTCAAATCCACACTCACAATTTCAAATGCTGTGTTTCTTCCATCAATACTTTTTGTGAATGAAAACACTGGTACTTCTTGTAAATTAGAATTAAATTGATATAGTTCCACAGGAATTCCATTCACTGTGTCTGTTTTGCTGGGTCTTCCCACTTTGGTGTTCACTGGCAACACAGCGTTCATTACTTTAACAAATTGTTCATACCAATCTTCATTGCTGGGATCATTCCATATGATAGTTTGATTGCTGAGGTTCACATTGTTGCTGTCAATGATCTCTTCTGTGGTTGTAACTGATTCTATTTTTAATAATCCATTGGCTGCTTGATTTCTTTTGGCATTGTAGCTCAGCAATCTAGCAAGACGCAACACAGATTCTCTGCGTTCAGCCAATTCAATAAAGTTTTCTCTGGCATTCAGATCAATTCTAAAAGCAATATTTTGCCCCAAGAAAGCAATCAGATCAATCAGTGCCAAGTATTCACTGCTCTCCAAGTAATCGTTGAAATCTTCAGGATAGTTTTGTCGCAGATAGTTGATCATGGATCTGCGTAAATTGTCAAAATCGTAGCTTTTGAAATCGGCGTTTCTAAAACTCTGATAGACTTTTTTCCAGTCCTCTGCCAGCAATAATCTGTTTAATCTATCTGTGGATGACATAAGTTTCCATTGTATGAACTTATTTATTAGGTTTGATTAAATGCTCAGTTAATTCTAGCTGATTAATCCTTGGTTTTCATCAAATTTTAAACGCATACTTTGGGAAATATTGTAAGGAAGGTAGGTAAGTTCACACTCAATTTGTATGCCACTCTCATAAGAGTCCACAGTCACACTGTTTACTTGTACTCTAGGGTCGTAGTTAACGATCTGTGTGACATTATTAATGATGGCTTGTTTCATACTTTCTGTCAAAGGTTCAAACAGTGCGTCCCAAATAATGGTACCAAATTCAGGATTTTCTAATTTTTCCCCTTGGCGTATATGAAAGTAATTGATTAGATCTTGCTTGATCAGTGCTATGTCATACAGATTAAAACTGTTGGCATTGGGATCCACAGTGCTGGTGCCTCTGTAGGCTCTAGGACCCAAAGGTGCTGAGGGTGCTTTATTGGCTCGGACTGTGATGTCTTTGTATAGTTTTTTTTCTTTGGTGCTCATATGAATATTTATTCGTTAATTTTTTGTAAAAGTGTCTTTTATCTGAGTTAAAGAGGAATCGATGATATTGTCAGGATTTTCTCTGTCTGTTAAATTATTACTAACATTATTGGGATTTAAGTTTTCATGCTGTGGCCAAGGTTCATGCTGTGGCACACGTTTCATTATGTTTTCTAAATTTTCTCCAGGATTAGTAAATGTGTTGAGAGTGGAAGCACTGCCTGCAGCGGTAGCGTCAGCTGTTCCGCCTGTTGGAAAATTTGAATAGGCTGCTGATCCTGAACTGTATTGAACATCACTTTTAATATGAGTTTCACTGGTAGATGTGAAATAATTATTGGCACTGTTCACATTCAAATTAGATCCTGTGGTTATAAACCCATCAGCACCTATCACTAGATTTAAATTTTGACTGCTTTCTATTTGCACATTGTTCAATGCTTTGATATTCACATTGCGATCCGCTTCAATATTCACATCTCTGTTAGCCTTAAAATTAAAATCTGTTTCTGTGTGAAAACTAATGCTGTCTTTGGCATACACATCTATTTTGCCATTGGCTGTTAATTCTATCCAAGTGGTACCTTTGGCATTGCCAATGTAGATCAAATCTTCTGAATTGTGCAACAATATTTGATGACCTGTTCTGGTTCTAATACGTACTAATTCATTGTGAGGTATGGTTTCATCTGCTGTTTCTTCTTCATCAGCAGTGATTTTATTCACATAGTCTGAAGGACCTTCAGCAGCTGAAGTTTTACGCAAAAATTTATCATCTCCATCATCCATTACAATACTGCTGCCACCCAATCTAGAATAATATCTACCACCTTTGCCTCTGGCATTGCCGCGTTTGTCCAATGGTCCTGGAGTGCTCACTCCAAACACCATACTGGGTGCTTCTCGTCTTGCACTGCTGGTTGTTAACCCTCTGGTTTCATCTTCCAGCAATCCTTGATTGTTCAATATATCCACAAATTGTTGATTGATGGGTTTTAAATTTTTAGTGGAATCAGTTAAGTTTTTTAAATTTTCCAATAGTTCTTTGTTGTATTCACCCACAGGTAATTTTTTACCTGCTAAATCTTCATTGTCAGTAATATCTGTGTATGTGGTTGCAGCTCTACCATCTGGAATCATAAAATTTTGATTTTCTGCCTGCACACAACCAAACCAATAACCTTTGTTGATGTTGCCTTCCACAAATATCACCAGCACTGTGTTGCCTAAGTCTGGTGGTATGAACCACATGCCATAACTTTGTTGGCTGCTGGCATAATCATTATTTTTAGTCACACCATCATAATTGGTCACGCCATAGAATGGATTTAGATATCTCACTTGTACACGCTGATTCACTGCATCTGTTTCGTTGCCTGGATCATTGGACCTTAACAACTCCACTTCCAGTGTGCCGGAATATTTGCCATCCAAATGACTGGTTACCACGGCCTCATAAGGTCCAGGACTTTTCATTATTCTATTTTTGCCAGATCTTTTATCTATTGAAAACATTATGCTGAACCATCTCCTTCAAATGTTGTACCAACAGCATTCAAGGCATTGCTGCCTCCCAATGCTTTTACAGATTTATCATCTGGAATTTCTTGATTGGCAACTCTTTGTAATTGTAATTCCTGTCTAAATACACCATTTTCAAAAATATTTTCCAATTCGCTCACTCTAAACACTCCGCTGAATTGATCCAATTTTACAAAATTTTTATTCAATTGACTGGCTGTGTCTTTGAATATGGTTTGTCCGTTGCTGGCGTAATCAATGGGAGTTCTAAAGTTCAACACAATGTATATGGTGGTAAAGTTTGGATCCATACTGCCGTCTTTGTTGATAAATGAAATGGTTCCATTTGCATTTTTTGCCATTTGTGCATAGTAATTGCCTATGCCGCTGTCAGCAATAAAATAAGGATCACCCAGTATGGTCAAATTTGCCTGTGCAAATGCAATTCCTCCTGTGGTTATAAAATCATGAAATTCCAATGCTAATTTTTGTTCAGTGCTCAGTTCACCCACGGCTTCCATGGTGGCTTTTCTAGGACTGTAAAACATATTGGTCACTGATATTCCAGATCCTGTGTTGTTCTTTATGGTATCACCCTTGCTGTTGTCTATATTGGACTGTGTTTCTTTTTCAGCTTTGGTTTTTTTATTGGGATCTTCTTTGGAATCGGCATGATCGCTGGGCAATTGTGCAACCAATGCAGTGTTAATTTGTATGTCAAATTTTAACACGTCTAAATTTTTTCCTGTAAACAGATAATCATATTCTTTCACAACAAAGTTATTGATTTTTTGCACGTTGGTTTTTTTATTAGGTTTAACAAACAGTGATTCATGCACTTTGTGTTCAATCACATCAAACACAATCAATTTAGGATAAGCTGCTGTTTTTTCCAATATTTCAGGATCATTGATATAAAACACTCTGGGAACCACTTTGAACCAGTTTTTGAATCCGTTAGCATCACTGTCTCCCAACAAAGATGTGGCATAATCGCTGTATAGTATCACGTTAGTGATTATGTCTTCTATGCGTGCCATTTTTTTAAATGCCAACGATCCTTCTTTGGTTGATTTTATTTGACTAGCTTTTGATATTTTTTTCTTGCTGTCCCAAAGTGTTTTTTCATCGTCAGTTAAAACATTTTTTGTTTGATCATCTGTAAAATTCATTTTTGCTTTACCAATATTATTCATTGACTCAATTGATTGAAAATATGATATACCTGTATTGTAGCTGAACACTTCTGTGCCTGTGCCCACTAGTTGTGTTCTTTGTTCATTAGGGTCATACGTGGCTTTGTCGGATTGTTTGGAAAACCCAGTTCTAGTACTCTGTGAATTTAATTGATCTTGTTTGGGAAAATTAATAATAATATCATCAATTATTGTGGGTTTTTTTTGATCCTGTTTATTTTTCTTTTGTTTATCTTTGTTGAGTTCCTGTTGCAAATAATTCTGCAAAAAATGTTGAACTGTAAATCCACGAAGAGTCACATCATTTGGAATACTTTGAACTGTATTACGCATGGCATATTCGCTTTGTGCTATGGCACTCACTTGATACGTGGCTCCTGATTGATCAGCAGTAAAATTAATTTGAGAAAACAGTATGGGTATGATTCTTTTGGTGCTGCTGCTGTTTTGATCAGTTATGTTCACTAATTTATTGTTTAAATCTATTCCTACAAATTCCATAATAAGACAATAAGGTGCTTGAGTATAATTTTTATAGCCTGCTTTCACAGCACACAGTCTAATGGTCTCTATAAAAGTTCCCATGCTGTAAGGTTCAAACACTGTGAAATCTATTTTGTTGGCATTGGTCATGCTTTTTTCACTGGGAGCCAAGTATGATTTAATTTGAACATTATTAATAAAATATTCTCTACGAATTCCAGTGGATCCACCACCATCAAAATCCAAATCATACAATGTGGAAAGTTTAGAAACTCCAGATCCACCACTGCGTAAAATAGTTACTGAGGGAGATTGCACACGCAGTCTATACGGAAAATTCATTTCTTCCGGAGTAAGACATGCTAGAGTGAATATGGTGTTGAATGAATTATAATTGTGTAAAGGATTAGGAATTTTATTGGGAAATAACTCAGCGTTGTTGGCATCCACTGTGGTTCTTTGAATTTCATCTTCTGTGGAAGATCCAAATGTATCTTCTGGGGATCGAACTGTTATATTATTAGTGGCATCTATAGGCATGGATTATATTCCTAAAGATTGTCTTAGTTTGGGTCCTTGTGGAAGATAAATTTTTAAACCTGCAACCAAGTCATATATGGGATCTTTGATTGTATCCATGTTTCTCTGTGCAAACACCCACCACAGTTTGGAAGATCCGTACAAGTCATATGCCAACAGATCTGGTCTGTGATTGTATTGCACTGACACTGTCCATAACACATCATCTGCTGTGGCTGGAATGGGTCTGATAGAAAGTAAATCCAAATATTGATCATTCACCAACGGTGTTGCAAACCAAGGACTGGTTCCTTTGTAATTAACCATTAGATAAATCCTCCAGAGCCTCTAACATATTTGCCGTTCACAAAATCATCCATATTAAATTGTGACACAGATGCTCTGCTAAATTGTGGCATTAATTGCACTGTGAGTTGACTCTGTGCTGGTGCCCATCCCACATTGGATTTGGTTTCAGTAGCAGCACCTGGTCCATAATCAGTGTATGCAGCATCTCCTGCATTTGACAGTTCGGCGCTGATATAATCCACATCTGCAGGCAACTCCACCTGAAAATTTGATACCACCACAGGAAGATTTTTAAAAACAAAATCTCCATAACCATTCAATAAAACCACCGGTGGTGGAGATCCCGCATCTGAACTACCTTCTCCATAACGCATTTTAGTAACACTTCTCAAATAATGTACTGCAGCTATCCAATATTGTGCTTCCAAACCATTCTGCACAAAAAAATCTCCATTAATTGTTATTTGTTCTACGTTGCTGTAATTAAAAGAATTCATTGCATAATTGGTATGTGCAGGATTATGACCTGTGTAGTTGGCTGATTGACTCATGATGATTGATGGTGTGAACGGAAAAGTAAATCCTCCAGTTTTAAGCAACGGTTCTATTAAAGGACTGGATCTAAAATTATCTGGCACACTTAATTTAACACGCCAATCCTGTTCACCAGGTTTGCTGGCACCTTGAGCTTGAGTTAATGATTTTGATGCTGCCATGCCATTAAATGGTAAACTGGCTGCCACAGATCTGGTGATTGATCCAAAATTTTGTGGATTGGCAAAATCTGTAACCGCAGCGGCTGCTTTGCTAGCATAGCCTGTGATGCTGGTGGGATCGCTGCCCACAAGGTCATTCACATAGGATGCTCCGTTTTTTTGTGAGTACTGACTTGAATAATCTGGTATTGCCATATGGTTACCTTTTCTTAAGTATTTATTGACAAAATTAACTGCGTAGTTTATACTGAAGGCTAATTACATAGGATTTGCATGAAAAAAGTCAACTATCTTAATAACAAAGATCTACTGGAAGAAATACATAAGTCCAAGAACAGTTATTGCAGTTATATCAAAGACGAACATCACAGATACGATGCTATTGTGTCCTCATTGGAGCGTATCAATGTTAGAACCATAGCAGAAGCTAAACGTGCTAGAGCCAAACGATTGTCTCAGGAAGAGTTTGAAAAACGCAAAGCAGTGGATCCAAAAGTTAAGTTGTCTGAGTGCGAAGTGGATTATAAAAAAATTAAGAAAGAAGATTTGGTGTTTAGAGTGATGACCTATGATCACATACCCAATGAACCTGGACGCAAAAAAAATCCCAAAAGTTCAGCAGACTCTAAAGTTAAAGTAAACTTTCCTGCCTTCCAACATTGGAAGTATGATGAAAAAGAAAATCTTGTGTGCGTGGGCAAAAGTCATTGGGAAGGTGGCTTGCACAATGGTAAGTTTACTAAAATAGGTGGAAAACCCACTGCCAAGTTGGCCATGATGTGGATGAAACTATGTGAACGATATGGAACCCGAGGCAATGTGAGAGGTTACACTTACAATGATGAAATGCAAGGACAGGCCATACTGCAACTGACTCAAATTGGATTGCAATTTGATGAATCAAAGTCTAACAATCCATTTGCATATTACACAGCAGCAGTGACCAATTCATTTGTGAGAATTATCAATATCGAAAAAAGAAATCAAAATATTAGAGATGATATTATGGAAATGAACGATATGATGCCTAGTTCCACTAGACAGAACAAAGAGTCATACGACAAAGCCATTGATCGAGAATTTAAAAAGAAATCCTAAAAGATTGACTTATTTTGATTTTTGCCTTACAATATCAATTTAAAGGAAGATATTTGAATGTTTAAAAAAGCAGCAGTGTTCACTGACATACACTTTGGGTTAAAAAGCAACAGTGTGATACACAATCAGGACTGCGAAGAATTTGTGGACTGGTACATAGACCAAGCCAAACAAAACAATTGCGAAACTGGTATATTCTGTGGTGATTGGCATCACAATAGAAATTCATTGAACTTGATGACCATGGATATTTCCATCAAATGTTTGGAAAAACTGGGCAAAGCATTTGAAAAATTTTATTTCTTTCCTGGTAATCACGATTTATATTACAAAGACAAACGAGATATTCATTCAGTGGAGTTTGCTAGATTTATTCCAGGCATCACTGTGGTCACAGAAACCACCACCATAGATGATGTCACTTTGGTGCCTTGGTTGGTGGGTGATGAATACAAACAAATTAAAAAAATCAAAAGTAGATATATGTTTGGTCACTTTGAATTGCCACACTTTTTGATGAATGCCATGATAGAGATGCCAGACACGGGATTGATACAGACTGGTGACTTTGTGAGTCAAGAATATGTGTTCACTGGACATTTTCACAAACGTCAAACAGCAAAAAATATACATTACATAGGTAATCCTATGCCACACAACTATGCTGACGTGAATGATGATCAACGAGGCATGATGATTATGGAACATGGTGGTACTCCCAGATATATCAACTGGTTCAATTGTCCTAGATATCTAAAAGTTAATCTCGGAGAGCTATTGAATAATGCCAAAAATATTATCAAACCCAAAATGCATTTGCAGGTCACACTGGACATAGACATTAGCTATGAAGAAGCCAGCTTTATCAAAGAAACTTTTATAAAAGATTACAACTGTAGAGAGATTGTATTAATTCCAGGCAAAAAAGACGATGAAATGACCAGTACATTGGATATCACTCGTTTTGAATCTGTGGATGAAATAGTCAGCAAAGAAATCAATGCCATAGAATCCGACAGTTACAACAAAAATACACTGCTGGAAATTTACAGAGATCTACAATGATAAAAATTAAGAGTCTAACAGTTAAAAATTTCATGAGTGTGGGCAATCAAACCCAAGGAGTGGATTTTGACAATCAAAGACTTACCCTGGTGTTGGGAGAGAATTTGGATCAAGGTGGAGATGATGCTGGCAGCAGAAACGGCACTGGTAAAACCACACTGATCAATGCACTGAGTTATGGTTTGTTTGGAGAAGCACTCACAAAAATACGCAGAGAAAATTTAGTCAACAAGACCAACAATAAAAACATGTTGGTCACATTAACTTTTGAGAAAGATGGTATAAAATATCGCATTGAAAGGGGAAGACGTCCCAACACTCTGAGATACTTTATCAATGACAGTGAACAAGAGATCACTGATGAGAGCCAAGGAGACAGTCGTATGACTCAGGCTGCTATCAATCACATGTTGGGATTATCACATTCCATGTTCAAACACATATTGGCATTGAACACTTACACTGAACCGTTTTTAAGCATGAGTGCCAGCGATCAGAAAGATATCATTGAACAATTACTGGGCATCACACTGCTGAGCGAGAAAGCAGAATTGCTCAAAGACAAGATCAGAGTCAGTAAAGAAGACACAGCTATGGAAAATGCTCGTTTGGAAGGTTTAAAAATGAGCAATGAGAAGATCAAAGAGACCATCAATTCATTGAGCAACAAAGAAAAAATTTGGAACACACAAAAGAATTTAGACATTGAAAAACTTAAAAAGTCCATCACAGAGTTGGAAGCAGTTAACATTGAACAAGAACTGGTGTCACATCAACAGTTGGAAGAATGGACCAAATTCAGCAATGAATTAAAACAATTACAAAAGGACAAGAGCAGTTTGGAAATAACACTGTTGCAATCAGACAAAACAGTCAAAAAAGTAGGA